TTACCCCAATACGTTATTCATATAAGCTTCAAACCCTGAAATAGAATCCTTATTAATTTTGTCGCTAATATGAGAGTAAACGTTAGCAGTGATTTCTATACTCTTATGTCCTAGTCGATCTTGAATGTATTTCATACTTGCACCAGACTCTAATAAAAGAACTGCGTGGGTGTGTCGTAATGAATGTATTTCTAGTCTAGGTAAATTTGCTTTCTTAAGTATGCGTGAGAATGCATTGAATAATGTTGACTTCGGTAAGAAATTTCCATCTACTCTTGAAAAGACTAAGTCTAATTCATGTTCATACGCATCTTGTAAAACAAGCTTATTAGCATTTTGCCACTTTTTATGTGCGAGTAGCTCATCGACTAATGATTTAGGGATCATGATAGTACGTTTAGAAGTAAATGTCTTTGTATCTCCAAATAATTCTTCTTTTGTTTTAGCTGTAAAATCTAATGTTTTAGAAATAGTAATAGTATGTTCTTTTAAATTTATGTCTTTCCATTGTAAAGCAGCAGCTTCACCTTTACGCATACCAGTATTCAGAAGTGCTTTGAAAAAGATGTAATAAATATAGTTGTATTGATAAGAAGTCTTTAGGAAAAGGGTAATGTCTTCACTTCGCATATACTTTAGCCCTTCTCTTTCTTTATTGTTCTTATTTGAAATAACCACTTCTTCACAAGGATTGTTTTCGATTTTTTTTAAGCTAACAGCCTTTTTCATAGCATTGTTCATTGTGCCGTGGATAATCTGAACAGTTCGCTTACTATATCCCTGATCAGTTAAGGAATTAATAAATTTTTGATACATCATTGGTTTGAGTTCTTTTAGGTTCATGTTTTGAAAGTAGGGGATGATATGCTTTTCGATGTTACGTTCATGCAAGATAAAAGTGTTTTTCCTTACATTGTCTTGCTTAAATAATTTTAACCAGTCTCTAAGGTAATGTTTTAACGAAGTAGGAGTAATCTCAACTTCTAAACCGTTTAATAATTTTTTCTCTTCTTCAGCAGCCGCAAGTTGTGCTTCTTTTTTCGTCTTGAATCCACGTTTTGATTTTTCTTTGTATTTTTGAGTATAAGGGTCTTTAAATCTTACTCGGAATTCCCAAACATCTCCGAATTTTCTGAAGCTAGCCATTATAACATTCCCTCTTTCCTTATAATTGTAAAATGGCCAGATTACGCATCTAACCACTTCACGGGATAACCCGAAACTTCATATTTTATTTCATCATCTACTGTATAGATTTTTGTAACGATAGGTATCTTTGTCATTTCTTCTTGTTTAACGATGGATTTCTTTCGTTTTTCTCGTTCAGCGTTTAAATCAATAATCAAAATGTCTCACCTCCTTTTAGTAAGGCTTATAAAATTCTAACAGTTCAATTGGAATATTATTTTTGTATGCTATACATGCTTTTGTATCACCAGGTTGAATGGTCTTTTTATCAATTAACAAAAGCGCAGCAAACGTATTTGCTTCTATCTCTAATTTATCAACTGAAAAGAATGTATTCTTACGCAGAAAAGGTGTGTTTGCATGAGTGTGTAGGATTGCATGTCCTAACTCATGCGCACAAACAGTTCTTTGCATGGATGGAGACAAATGACTATTAATAACAATGAAACGATTTCTTTTTTCATATTTATAAAATCCGTTTATTTCTTCATGTAATTCCCAAGTTAGTACATTTATTTTTAAACAATCTGCAAGTTCATAGGGGTTATTCGTGTTGTATTTTGTGCAAAGTTGTTGGACTAGATCTCTTATGACGAATTTCAATGTTTTCCCTCCTAAGCTCGCATCAGTTATCGTCGGTATTACGATATTTCTTAGGAACGTATTTTTTATTGATTACTTTAGTTTGTTTCACGATGTATTCCATTGCATCTAATAAAGATTCTACGGCTTCTTCACTCATAGGCTCACCGGAGAACATTAGGCCATCCTGATTTTGAAGATCCTTTTTTATTTCATCCATTCGTTTGGCGATATCTAATTCATCCTTTTCGGATAAAGGAGGTATTGGTTTTGGAGTAGTCTCATTATTCTTCTCAACATAACCAGCAGCTTCCATAAGTTCTTCGTAGTGTACTTGAAGAGCTTCTGCAAGTTTTTTTATTGTCTCAGGTTTCGGAATTCCTCGCTTTCCATTTTCAATACGAGATATTTGAGAGGAGCTAACATCCGAGTAAAGGGCAAGTTGATTAACTGTTAATCCTTTGTTTACCCGTAGCTCCTTTAATTTTTCACCAAAAGTATTATTCATAGCTATCCCTCCAATGTAATTTAAAGTATATTGCCTTTTGGCTATTGCCACAAGGTAATAAATTTATTTGTTACATAAAAAGCGTTGCTTTTTGGCAACACTGGTGTTGATATTGCCATAAGGCAACTGAGAGGTGATAAAAATGAGAATTGCTTTGAAGAAAGATTCGGTCCTAAAAGAGATGGAATTAAGAGGCTGGTCAAACTACGATTTAGCAAAGCGTATGGAGGTTTCACCCCCAACGGTTTATCGAGTATTTAATGGGGATAGGCAACCTGGAAATAGCTTTATAGCCCAACTTTTAAAGGCTTTTAATAGTGAGGATTTTTGCAAGTTTTTTATTTTTGTTGATGTATTGCCAAAAGGTAATAGAGAGAAGGTTTATCATGAATCAATTATCAGTAGTGAATGAAATGGTGCATAATACTTTAGTTTTTGAAAATGATGGGCAGGTAGTAACTGATAGTTTGACAATCGCTAAAATGTTTGAGAAAGAACATAAACATGTTGTACGTGATATTGAAGTACAGCTAGAGAAATTAAAAGAAGCAGGAGAGCTAACCTGGGGTGAGTCCAACTTTGGGCAGACCCATTACCAACATCCTCAAAACAAACAATGGTATAAAAAATACCTATTAACAGAAGATGCATTTGCAATTGTTGCAATGTCCTATGTGACTCTAGAGGCAATGAAAATGAAAGTAGAGTTTTTACGAGAGTTTAAAAGAATGAAAGAACACATTGAAAAAAGGATGCGAATTCCTGGGGATACATTTGGACAAATCGAGTTGATAGCAGCAGGAACTAGTAACTTAAATAAAAGAGTTTCTTCATTAGAGCAGGTAGTTGAAAAGCAATTAACTGTAGATTACGGACAACAAAGAGTAATTGAAAAAACGAAAGCTAAACGGATTTATTTTTTATGGGAGAACGGTCATGTAGATAGACAAGTACATGATTCTACTCGCAAGCTATTCGGATTATTAGGACGTAATTTGAAAGATGCATTCAATGTGAATAGTTACCGCGATATTTTGAAGAAGGATTTCGAGGAAGCTTTGAATTTTGTAAATGGCTGGAGGCCAATGATTTGAAAGATTTTAGAAAACGCAAAATTGCGTTCTCAGTAATTCTTCATGGAAAATGATTGCATTTTATAAACAGTTGGAGACCAATGTTTTAAAAATAAGGAGGGAATAATTATGTTCAATGTTCAAATAGACGAAAATGTTGTGAAGGAATTATGTGTGGAAGAAATTCAAAAGAAGGTTAAAGAGTACGATGCTGAGTTAGCATTTTGGGATACTAAGGAACTTAAAAAACGTGTATGTATGTCGTGGAATACAATTCAGGATCAGTTCTTCTTTGACCCAAGGTTCCCAAAATTCAAAGTGGGTAAGAAATGGTATTTCCCAGCAAAACAAGTACAAGCATTTTTAGTTGAATGGGCAGAGGAAAGGATGGATTAATGATGTTTACAATTGATTACAACAATGTAAAAGTATCAGATTATCTTAGACTACTAGCTCATTATAAATTACCAAATAAAAAGCAGCGTCGATTAATTGAGAATAGGTTTGTATGTTTAAATGCTCTTTTTAAAAAGGCAGGTGAATCTAGTGGGGATTGAAAATTTGGTGCTACCCGAGGATGCTGAGTTAGCGAAATCATTACGTAATAAGAAGGAGAACTACATAAAGAATCAATTTTTGTTAACTCGTATTGCAAGTAAGAAAAATGTGGAGGGTAAAACAAAAGAATTCTATGAGACTTGTAAAGAGTATGAGGTATGTGGAGAAAAGGCCAAAGAGTGTGATAAGCAATTAAAGGAATTGATATTTAAAAAGAAAGAAAATAATAGAGTTCAGCATGTTGTAGAGCGTATGCGAGAGGTTGGCATTAAAGAGGATGTTATTCAAAAGGTTTTATGTAAATAAAAAGAAACCCACGGCAATGGGTTCCATTTAAAAACAAATCTGAAGTCAGTATATCACATGGGGTGAATACGTGGAAGAGCCAATAGAAAATCAATTACTACAAAAGCAGGTTGAAAAGGCTGTAAGTAGCTTGAAACTTATATCCGCACAGGAAGCAGATACTTGTAGAAAGTTAGATATAGATTATGTGATTACCATATTAACTAATAAACCGTATGGCAGTATGCCATTCTAGGAGGCTATAAAAATATGTTAGGAGGCAAAAACAATGAAAGAAAATAATGTAGTCGGTAAAAAGTTTGGAAAGTTGATCGCTATTAAAGAATTTAAGGGAGGACATTCGAAACCAAGAACTATCCTTTGCAGATGTGAATGTGGAAATGAAAAGGTTGTTTGTAAAAGTTGTTTGATCCTTAGAAAAACCCGAAGTTGTGGATGTCTTCGGAAATATAATTCAGTAAAACACAATCTCAGATATACAAGGATTTATACCATTTGGGCCTCTATGGTTCAAAGATGTACAGATGAAAATGCTTCTAATTATAACAGATACGGTGGTAGAGGCATCTCTGTGTGCAATAGATGGAAAGAATTCCTTAACTTTTATGAGGATATGAAAGATGGCTATTCTGATTCACTTTCTATAGATAGAATTGACAACAATTTAGGGTATTCCAAAGAGAATTGTAGATGGGCTACGCCTCAAGAACAGGCGTTAAACAGAAGGAGCAATCGTCTTGTAGAAATAAATGGAGAAAAATTGCCGATAACAAAGGCATGTGAAATTCTAGGAATACCTTATGCAACTGTTCGAACAAGGCTGTATAGAGGTTGGTCAATAGAACGAGCACTATCTAAAGCTGAAAAGAACGAAGCGAAAGAAAAGCAACAGTAAGCACAATAGGTGGGTGACTGAAATGAAAACGGTAGTAAGAGATGGATCAATGCCACTAGCTTTGAATAGAAATCTAGGAACTCGATATTTGCGTGATAAAAGGTTATCTGAATTACTTAAGCGCTGTCGTCGTTTAGAGAATGAAGGGTTTGATTATTTATTTCCTATTCGAAAGGTGTTAGAAACAATTAAACATAGAAATGATGAAAATCCTCATCTGTTTAAAGGTTGCCTTGTGATGGATCGTGACCGTGGATTCTACTATGAAGTTGTTATGGGGAAGGTGAAGAGATGAGTAATTTATTAATTCATGAAGAACCATTACTTGTTCTTCCAGGACTGGCAAGCAGAATTGGTTTAAATGAGGCAATATTTCTACAACAAATACATTATTGGCTAAATAGATCTAAGCATTTTTATGATGAAAGAAACTGGGTATATAACAGTGTGGCAGAATGGGTTAAACAATTTCCATTTTGGAGTGAGAATACCATTAGACGTATTGTAAAGAATTTAGAAGATGAACAGCTTCTTGTTATAGGTAACTATAATCGAGCTAAGTTTGATAAGACGAAATGGTATTCCATTAATTATGAAAAACTCCGTTTGTTAGAATCCGCAAACGATGTACCCAACTTGGGTAGACGGTCTACCCAAAATGGGCAAATGGATGTACCCAATTTGGGTAAACCAATACCAGAGACTAACACAGAGACTACATCAGAGATTAAAGAATATATAGTCGAGATAGTAAACTATCTCAACGACGTGTGTGGTAGTAGTTACCGTTTAACATCTAAGAAAACACAAATATTGATTAAAACTAGATTAGTAGAAGGATTCATTGTGGATGACTTTAAAACTGTGATTGATACAAAGGCTAGAGAATGGCTAAGGACGGAACAAGCAAAGTATCTAAGACCAGAAACATTATTTGGTACAAAGTTTGAAGGCTATTTACAACAAGGAAAGGTGGAAGGAAAACATGGCTCTAATAAAGGTAACAGATATAGCAAAGACCCTTTCGAAGAAGATGATCTTCCTTTCTGATACATGTGAGGTTTGTAAAAAAGAACGTAAACGTACTGTTAGATACATGAAGATAAATGATGAAGTAGTTTGTCCAGTATGTAAGTTGGCAGAAGACAATCAAAAGTTAGAAGCTGAAATGAATGTATTTCGAGATGAGAAGGAACAGAGAAAACGTAAAAGTATGTTTTACGATAAGAGCTTGATTAAAGATGAAACAATTAAACTTGCTAGATTCTCAACTTTTAAATCTGATTGTGAAGAAGATGAAAAGAATTACACTTTAGCAAAACAAGCACTTGAAGATTATTTAAATGATGTGAGGTTTAATTTAATTCTAGTTGGAAAAGTGGGTGCTGGTAAAAGTCATCTTGCCTATTCAATTGCTCATGAAATGAATGAGAATAGCGCAGGAACTGTTCTTTATGTTTCTGTATCAGAACTGTTTGACTATATACGTTCTACGTTCAATGGGCAATCTGAGCAATCTGAGCATAGCATTGTTAATTTACTAATTAATGCAGATTTATTAGTGATTGATGACTTAGGTGCGGAACTAGGTGATATGGATGCTGCTGATCCGAAGGCAACTGCATTTGTGAATCGTGTACTGTTTAAAGTCTTTGATGGAAGACAGGGAAAGAAAACAATCATTACAACAAACTTAACAGGTGAAGCTGTTATAAAAGCTTACGATGAGCGTATTACATCTCGTATGTTCAACACATACAGGCATATTGAGTTTAAGTTTACAAGAGATAAGCGGAAAAGAAAGTTACCTTTTTAAAGGGAGACGAACTAATATGACCATTACTGTAATTCGTCCTGATGTCCATATTTCAAGCGTTAGTAGTTGGGGAATGGTATTTACACCATCTCCGACAAACAACGCTGAATGGACATGTGAAGACTATAAAAATACAACGGGAAAACGGATTGAAGAAATGTTAAAGAAAGCGAAGGAGAAAGAATGAAAACATATACAGGATTTGAAGCGATTGAAAGAATGAAAACAAATTGGATTAAAGAAAAGAATGATTATTTTGCACACACATTAAAAAAAGGGAAACATGAGGTTTTAGGAATTAGTAGTCAGCGTATTGTACCATCTGCAATCGGTATGAATTTCTTTTTTGAAAACGAGTTTGTAGATTATGAAAAGCCATTGAATTTAGAGTACGGTGAAATGTTTGTAATGGAAAGTTTAAATGGGAAATGGTATGGGGTCTTAAGAGAGGAGACTAAGGACAAATATTACTTAATTATGGGATTAAAAGTTGGTGAGTATCGTTTCTATGAAGATGGATGCTCCTTTAAAAAATATCAGGGACGTACATTCCGAAAGGCAACAGATGAAGAGTTAGAAGAATTTGAGCGCTTCATGGTGTTTTATAAGAAGGATCGTAAAATGGACGAGTTTATATTAGGTGATATTTGTGAACGTGAAGATGTCCTATATAAAGTGGTTGTTCAGACTGAGGATAACAAATTTGAGGGTGTTTTAGGTTGTGTAGCAATTAATGAAAAAGATACTCCAGTAAAATACTTTCCTGCTAAAAGTATGGAATTACAATTTTGTGTCGAGGACATGGTGGGGTAGTTTTGCATCAACACATCATAGATCAACTGATTGATAGAGGTATTTATAAATCCAAGGACGGGCTTCGAGATTTGTTCGAATGCTCGTTTGAGGAGTTAGTGGAAATGTTGGAGGGAGAAGAGTGAGCTTTAAAAAGGAAATGGCGATCATTTTAGTCAGCTGGATTTTAATCAGTGTGACTATATTCTTACTAAAATACAAACTTGGAGTGAACTTATAATGATTCAGTTACACACAATTACATCTGAAGAGAAGAAACAAAACTTTGATATTACGGAACTATTTGAAATGCAAAAAGAACTGGATAAACGAATTGGATATAAAGGAAATGACAAAATGGATATGTTGTTTCGTGCATTACTGGTGGAAATCAGTGAAGCATGGAACGAAACTCGAGCATTTAAGATGTGGAGTACAGGATTTGGAGTTCCAAAGAATGGACTATTAGAAGAGTTAATCGATGGTCTCCATTTTCTTATGAATATAGTAATTGAATTAGATAAATGTACATGGAGACATGAACTTATTCCATCATTCAGTATGCAATCGATTATGAGAAAAGATACAAGTAATGTAAATATGCTGTTCGAATGGTACATGCAAGATGTGTTGACTGCAAAAAGGGCATGGTGTCAGTACAGAGATTTAACCACAACGATGGGGCATTTGAGAAGAGCGTTTGGCATTTTCTTTCGTATTTGCTATTTGTATGGATTTACTTATGAGGACGTCATTGATTCGTATAAGGAGAAGAATGCGGAAAACTTTGAGAGACAGGATAACGGATATTAATCAAATTTGAATTTTATTAAGAAATGGAGAGATTTAAATGATTGAAACAATAATAGTGAAGTGGTATTGCAAACATTGCGATTCTTTTAACCGTACAGAGGTGCGTGCAAAAGGGAACGTTAACGATGAACATTATCATGGTTTTTGTGAAAAATGTAATGAACAACATTATGTAGTTATGTCAGTTCAATTAGAAGCAATGTAGCCTGTAGAGGAAGAAAACTAAATAAAAGCGTTATTTTAAATAAAAAAGCAACTATTAATAGCTGCTCTGTAATTATTAAAGTACGTGGAGATTTTCGATTTTGATAGATAAGTTTGAATGATTATCTTCATAAATATTGCATTGAAGAGTTAAGTCGCTTAGTTCATTATCAAAAAACAAATCAAAATCAAGATGGTAGGTAAGTTTCAGGTTTTTGATTTTGATTGGTTTATCTTTTTCGAAGAGATGTATAGTTTCATCCCAATTATGATAAGCATTATCTGGTGGAAGAGTCATAGTGCCTGGGTAAAAGTTTATTTCTTCTAGAATATCTTGTTCTGTTAATTCAGGCTCTATTTGGCCATTAGCCGATAGTATAGAAAGATTACCGTCAACTAAGTTTTTCACGATTGGTTTTAGTAATGTAATAATGATTTCTTTTATTTCGTTATGATTCAAAGCAGTAACCTCGTTTCTTAAAGTATTTAGTTCATTATACATTGAATGGATAAATGATAAATCAAAATGGAATAAAATAGTTATTTGAACAATAAAAAAGCCCTAGCAGGGGGGCTAGGGCGGGGGATGGGATATTAAGAATCATTGATTCAATTAATAACGAATGACTTCTTCGAATGAGTTTAGTTTAACATACAAACTTGTGTATATGTTTTACAAAATTATGAACAAAGGGGAATGGAAAATGAAAATATCAACAATTGTATTTAGAACAAAATCCTTATTTGAGAGAAAAAGAATTATTTCAAATGTTGTAGTTGCGATTCAGCCATTCCCGCACCAATAATAGCACCAATAATTAGTGCGCAAGCAATTAAAATACCTAAAATTATTAAAATAGCAAAAGTGATTTTTTTCGCTGTATCTCCTTTCGGAGCAAGAATAGCTAAAACAATTGAGATAGATAGTATAAAAATACCAGTTAAAGAACCAAAGTGTACATATCTAGAAAATGAACCGAAAAATAAGAATGCAGTTAAAAACATTGAAATGAAACCAAAGTATTTTCTCATTGTTTTAGCCTTTCTTGAAAAAATGAATTATACAGATTATACCATAATCAAAGTGAATTGAAGTTGAATTTCAACAAAAACGCTATTTTAAAACAAAGGGGAATAGGAAATGAAAATGTTAGATCTGTGTTCGGGAATAGCAGGAATAAGCATGGCAGCGGATTGGGCTGGAATTGAAACAGCAGCCTTTTGCGAAATAGAAGGGTTCAATCAAAGTGTACTTAGAAAGAACTATCCTAACATTCCTATTTTCCCGGATTTATATAAACTTACGAAACAATCATTAATAGATGGAGGTGTTGACGTTGATTCAATTGGAGTTATTTCAGCAGGATATCCCTGTCAGGGGGAAAGTCTTGTTGGAAAGCGAAGAGGTGCAAAAGACGAAAGGTGGTTATGGCCAGAAGTTTTCCGACTCATTAAAGAAATCAGACCCACTTGGTTTGTTGGAGAAAATGTTGCTGGACACGTCACAATGGGCTTGGACACCGTGCTCTCCGATTTGGAAGAAGAAAACTACTCGACAAGGACGTTTGTATTTCCGGCTGTCAGTGTCGGCGCACCACATCAAAGATACCGGACATTTATTGTTGGCCACTCCAACGACAAGTCAAAATTACAAACCGATCCGAGAGTTGTGCCCTTCAGAAACAAATGGGAAACACGGGAAAACACTACCGGGATCAATCGGGGAGCACTTTCCAGAACATATTGGGAAGAAAATAAACCCACAGTTTGTGGAATGGATGATGGGGCTGCCACAAGATTGGACGAAGATAGATTGAGGTTCTTGGGCAATGCAGTGGTCCCGCAACAGATCTATCCTATATTTGAGGCAATAGCAAAGATTGAAGGTTTATTATAAAAATTTCACTTTATAGAAAAAGAGCAGCTAGCAAAAGCTAACTGCTCGACTCCAGGGGAATTGGAGACTGGTGTATCTGTATTATTGACGTAATATTGAGTTTTATTCAGGGGTAGAGGAAGTATTTACTACTTAAATTACATCAACTTCTTTGTTAATAAATATGTAAAGCCTATGAGAATCAAAAAATTGAACGAAATCAAAAAGATACTTTTTTGAGGCTTTTTAAACTCTTTTATCAAAGCAGCAAATGCACCAACCACTGCAATGATATAAATAATGATTCTTAATGTATCGGGCATATTTAACACTCCTATTAATTACTAAATTGTATTATACAGGAATTCATTTAGATATTAAGGAGTAACAACAAGATTTAAGGAAGATTTAAACAAAATAATCCTTTTAAAGAAATGGAGATTTATAGATGGGGAAAAGTCAAAGAGATAAAGGAATGAGACGTGAAAGAGAATTTGCTAGTTTAATAGGCGGTGCTCGTGTACCGCTCTCTGGTGCAATAGACGGGTACTCAAATGACGTGAAGGGTTTAGGTCTTGAATGGGAAGTGAAAGCGAGAAAAGAAGGATTCAAGACGTTATATAACTGGTTGGAGGATGAACGTGAACAGCCAGATGCATTAGCAATAAAAGCGGATAGAAAACCGTGGTTGGTAGTTATGCCGTTGGATACATTTTTGAAAATGGTGAAGGAGTGAGAGTATGTTGGATATTGCCCTACCTGTTCTTAACAAAGAGCAGACAAAGAAGAATGTGCTTCAAGCTTTGAAAAAGTATCACTTATTATTATCGAGTATAGATGAAAGAGATATAGAGCGTGTACAAGATGGAAAGGTGATTGGCATGAGTGAAACAGTTTTAGCAAGAATCAACTATATTCAAGAAATAAGAAAAGGTGTGGAGAAGCTAGATGAGTGGGATAAGCAACTTATTGAGTTAGCTTATCTAGGGAAAGAGAAGCCTAGTTGGATAAAGATGTGTAGGATATTGAATATGTCTCAGCCGGATTATTATAGGAAGAGGAATAAGGCTTTGTGTGAGCTGGCTTATAAGTTAGGAATTGAGGTGGAAAAATAGCAAATTATTTATATAAATTAATTATTAATAGAATGAAGTTTGTTTGTAAATTAAAATCAGTATCACTAAATGAAGTAGAAAAGTAGTGTTAAAAGTATCGTAGGTCTTAATTTTAAATTAAGTTGAATAAATCACTTGTTTACTCAGGTGATTTATTCAACAACGATGTTATTAATATTTATTTCTGTTAGATAGTAGATGCTACTTGTGCTGCAGTAACATTCTGAGGTTTTAAAGATTCTAAAAAGTCAATAGCTTCTTTTCGTATTTCACTATACACACCATTAATTTCACCTAAATCAACACACTTATTAAGATTAGCTATTGCAATCTCTGTATCTTTTTTATGAAGCAAAAGAAACATGGCATGTTCAAATAGAAAATGCTGTTTTAATCCAATATATTTATGTTGTGATGTATCGAAATTCTCCTCTTTTTCTAGGAATTCAAGCCCTTCTTTGTAATAATTCAATCCAGTTTGAAGAGCCACATCAGGGGAGATATTTTTGTTTCTAAAGAACCATAATCCTCGTGTAGCCGCAATATATGCTTGACATGATTTATCTAATTTATCTAATTTATTTAGTTCGTCTAATATAAAAGTAGCAAATTCAAAATTTTGATGTTCAATACTTAAAGAAGCAATTTCATGTATTTTTGAATCAAGTACATCAAAAGTAGTGTTTTGTAATTTTGCTAAAAGAGTAGTCAATGATGTTTGTAATAATTTATTGAAATCTTGATTGTTTTTAAAGAATAGGACCTTATATAGAAATGTTAAGTAGAGTTCCCATCGAAAGAAGTTTATTGCGGATGGTATGAGGTCATATGTTTTTTCAAGATTTTCAATTGATAAACTTAAAAGCTTTTGATTCTCTAAACTGAATTCTTCTGAATTTTGTAGTATATCTTTTAGTCCGGCTGAGAAATACAGATCTGATAGATCTTTTTTAATTTGTACCTTACCTGGGAACTTAGAATCTAGTTTATTTAATCTCTCTAGAGCGATTAATAAATCGTTACCTTTATTGCGATGACTAAAAGCGTTTATTACTTGATATTCAAATTCGAAATTATCTTCATCATTTTTTTCATTTGCGAGTTGTATGACTTCATCAAAAAGTCCAGCCATAAAATAATGTTGAGCCATCAATGTATAATCGCTCTCGATTGTCTCAATCGCTTTTTCTACTACATTTTTAGTAAGAATATGAAGGTTGTTAGATTCATTTAAATCATTATTTTTGGATAAATCATTTCTAATGGAAGGTACTTTATATTCTGCCAGTGTATCAAGTGTTTCTGATAAATATGTAAATGGTTTTTGGACAAAAGCAGGTGGGAAGCACTTTAATTGTTGAGCTACACTTACAAAGAAATCATCAGAATTAAAACCTTTTGTGAAAAATGCATATTTTCCATCTAATAAAAGGTTTTCCTTTAACATTGTAGAAGGTTCATAATCTTCATAACCTATCCAAAAAAGACGATGTTCAAAAACTTCTTTTCTCGCTAATAATTTAAATATAGGATCGTTATTTCCGCTATAGCCAACAACAATCCATAAACTTTTTCGGTCAAGTTGCTCAAATATAGGTTTTAATACTTGGGATTGAGCTTCTACTTCTTTTTCTGTATTACATAAAATAAAGCCTGTATGTTGTCCGTGTAAATGAATTACAGATTTATCGAATAATAAATCTGTTCTAAACTCAGAGGAGGTAGTTAAGTCATAAATTGCTGGGAACTCACCTACTAAGGAACAAGCACGTTGAACTAAATTATCAAAATTAGGTGTCAAAATACGATTTATGTATCCGTTTTTTAGTAGTTGTGCAATAGCTATATGTGTCCAATTAATTTTGGCATCTTTAATAATTTGAGAAATTAAATTTTTTCGTTCAGAAGGTGTAAGTTTAGACATGCAGTTAGGGTAATCTTTAATTTTGGCACGTTTAAACTCACGGGGATACTTTTCTTTAATAGTATCTATCATTCCTTGAGCTGCAGGAATATTGGCTGTTACAGAACATCCGGCACCAATTAATAAATTTACATTAATATTCTCTTCTTTAGCCATTTTTAGAGCCGAAACAATATCTTCTAAATCGCGATATATGTCAGTATTCTCTTCTGTTAAACTCTCATTATTCACAATGTTCACCTCTTTAGTATTATATACAAATAATAACAAATATTTTAGAGAGAGTCTTTAAATTTCTATGCTGTATCACTATTTATCTAAAAAGATTTCCGTTTAAAAAAAAGATAAAAAGTTGATAAAAAATATAATATTTATCCTTGTATCATTGAAACTGTAATAAGAACTGCCACGGAAATGATACTGTATGTCGTTTCTTGATTTCTTTAAACGTCTCGGGCTAGGGCAATTAATTATAGTTTACTCACGAATAAACGTAAGTAAGGGTCCGACCAACGGGGGAGAGGGTTACACCTCTCTTTGAGCCGAGGATGTTCCTTCCGAATGTCCAATTGCTAATCATACTTTCCTCGGTTCAAAGAGGCGTGGGGCACCTCAACACTTGATTTCTCTCTTGAACTTTACCAAACTAATTAGAAGCATCAGCTACACTTACAGATTTGTGTCTATGAGGAACGGTTTTCCGTTTCTCTGACTGTATAAGTGGGATTCACTTGTGTAGTGAGAGAAGCGTAGAAATTAAATATGAAAGTAATAAAAGAACACTGTTATGTAGAGAAGTACAGTCTATATACGTTGTTCTTTTTTGTTTATAAGGAGGGGATAGGTTATGCAGGATTTGATTAAGCAATATAACATGACTTTAAGACAATTGAGCGAGGCGCAAAAGGATGCTAAAGAGGAAGATATAAAGATTCTCACTGATATGATTAGCGACATTTCTTACTCCTTAGAATGGATGAAAAAGGCGAGAAGACCGGGAACTCGTAGAGGGGTTGAAAGGTTAGCTGCTTATCAGAGAGAAAGAGCGTGTGATCCGTTACTGATGCAAAGGTATTTCCGTAGCATGGAGGATAATTTATATGAGTGGGATAATCATCAGCAAGAACATGCAATTGGTGAATGGGATAAGATTAGGTTGGAAGATGCATTATCATTGTTAACAGAACGGGAGAAAGAAGTGTATTTAATGTCTAGAGGATATTGTTTAACATATAGAGAGATTGCTAGATACTTAGATGTTACATGTAGTACGGTACAATCTATGATAGAACGTGCTGAAAAGAAAATAGCAAGACAGGTAAATGAGAGCCTCTTCTGCAATTGCGGATGAGGTTTTTTAATATTGTAAAAAATTATCAATTATATATAATTAATAATAGATAAATTTGAGAATATTTCAAAGAGATACCGATGAAAACAACTTGTTACAATAATTTCAAAAGTATGAGAAATAGGGTTTAGTGAAATTAAGAAATGTTTATGATTAAAAGATATTTTAATCATAAACACCAATAATCTTCTATATATTAATATAATGTATAGAAGATTGGTTATAATCTTTTACATTTGTTAGTTTTGAAATAATTAAACTAAAAACAGTGAGTTATACGGACAATTGTAAATTGTGTCTAGTAAATTATTAAGGGGAAAAGTTTATGATTCGAATATATAAGAATGGTGCAATAAACTGGCTATCTAATGAATTATCAGCTCTAGGATTACAGTACATACTAAATGAGAAAGGTGAGTTAGAAAAATTAATATCGGAGTGTTTTAATGGGAAATGTTCCTATTGTGAAAATTCGATGGAACGTATAGATATACAAATTGATTATTATAGACCAATAAATGGTGCGCTAAATACTATGGATGGAATTTTTCATGAGGAACTTTATAACTGGTTGGAAAATGATATCGATAATCTATTTTCTATTTGTGTAGAGTGTAATCGTGCCAAAAGTAATCGATTTCCAGTAGAAGGTGAGATGGCTTCTTTTAATGCAAGTCAGAAAGAATTAACTAAAGAAAAGAGGTTATTACTAAATCCTTATAGAGACTATCCAGAGAAGCATTTTAGTTATAGTAGTGATGGAAGCATATACCCACGAACAAAAAAAGGACATATTTCAATAGAGATATTAAACTTAAATCGAGATTCATTGAGGAAAGCTAGAAGAGAAGAGGCTGAACAATTTGTTGAAATGTGTAATTTTTATATAGAGAGCAGTGGTATGTTACGTAGGCATGGTGAGGGCATGGGAAGAATTATTAAAGAAATAAATCAAGAATCAATATTTGCTGGTTTAAAAAGGCATATTCTTTCTGAATTAATTTTAAATGGAAGTATGAAGTATACTGAAGAATTAGATGAATATTTAAAGGGAATTATGACGAAAAGTGAGTTGCATTATTTCGTTGCCGCAAATAAAGATAACTTTATCGAATCAACGAAACGAAAGTATTATGATACGGAAAAAAAAATAAACCTTTATAATGTGACAGATGATAATGATATATCTAAATATTTTAGTGTGCAACGATTTATTGAAAAAATTGAGATTAGTAATTTTAAAATTATTAAAGATTTAAAACTTGATTTGACTTTAAGTAAAAGTAAAGATGCACCGTGGTTAATGCTCCTTGGTGAGAATGGTATAGGTAAAAGTTCAATTTTACAAGCCATTGCACTGGCGTTGATGGGGAAAAAAGAAAGAGATAAACTATTATGGAAAATTAATAAAAGTCCTAATGAATATTTACGACATAATGCATCTGAGGGGTATATTAAAGTATATTTATCGGGGATGATGGAACCAATTAGTCTACACTTTAATAAATATTCGAGAGAATTTAGGGGGGAGAACCATCAAGAACCGAGGATTTTATTATTAGGTTATGGATCTACACGTTTACTCCCACGGGATAGCATGGAAGAAGGTATGAACATTACTTGGGCAAGAACAGGTAATCTTTTTAATCCATTTATACCATTAGTACATGTAGAGGAGTATTTGCTGTCTTTAAGTGATGAGGACTTTTTTAATGTAAGGCGAGCTATAGAATCAGTTATTTTAGAAGATGTGAGAGTTGTTAGGAATAAATCTAAAAGGTTATTACTTTTTAGATTACCAAATTCAACTGTTGAATTAGAAGAATTAAGTGATGGATATCAAACTGTTATTGCACTTGCTACTGATATAATGATGGTCATGAAAAATCGATGGCGCAGTTTTGATGCGGAGGGAATAGTTTTAATTGATGAGATAGATGCCCATTTACATCCTAGATGGAATATTGAAATTGTATCTAGATTGAAGAAAGCTTTTCCGAAAATCCAATTTATCGCAACATCGCATAATCCATTATCACTTCGTGGACTTATTGATGGAGAAATTGCCGTGTTATTAGAAGATGAGGATAAAAATCCGTATATTACTCAAAAACTCCCTTCGCAAAAAGGGTTTAATGTGGAAGTGCTATTAACATCTAAATTTTTTGGGCTGTATGATACGATGCCGGAGTTAAATGAATTATTTGATAGATATTATTTACTTTTATCAAATCCCGAACCTAATTCAGAAGAGAAACAAGAGATAAGGTATTTGAAAAATAAATTAGAAAAATATGATAAAACAGGCACGACGATTAGGGAACAAAAGTTTTATGAAGTAGTAGATGAATACTTGGCAAAATCTCGAGATAGAAATTCCAATTATAATGAACAGGACTTTAAAAAGATGATTAAAGAAACTATAGAATATTTTGAAGGGTAAGGGTTTTTATGATATATGTCAAAAGAGGGAAATTGCCAAAAGAATTAGATTTAACTAACACAAATTCTATTGGATCTACAGAATTAGCGGAGGCAATAACATATTTTCAAACTCAAACAAGAAAATTTGATTTTTCTGCTTATAAAAATCCAAGTGTAGTAAAAAAATTAGCCAAAATGTTTCATGGGAAATGCGCATATTGTGAAAGTGAAATTCGAGCAATATCCTATGAAGAAATTGAACACTTCAGACCTAAAGGAGCAATTAGAATAAAGGTTAAAGAAAATCTGAAGTATCCAGGGTATTATTGGTTAGCTATGAAGTGGGACAATTTATTGGTATCTTGTCCTAAATGTAATAAGATCAAGGGGAATTTCTTCCCTCTAGTAAATGAAAATAATCGGACTGCAAATCCAAATCAAATTTCTCAAGAAGCACCATTGTTAATAAATCCTTGTGAAGAAGCTCCTGAAGATCACATTAAATATACTGAGAAAGGTTACATTGAATCTAAAACAGATAAGGGGAAATTATCTATAAGACATTACGGTCTTTATAGAAAAGATTTAACTAAACTTCGTGAAAGATTAGCAAAGGATATTTTTTTAAAGAAAAGACAAATATTAACGGGTTTTAAAAATAATATTTATTTCAAGAAACATTTAGATACTGATTCAGAGGCAAAGGAACGGTTAGAAGAACAGACATTAGAAATCCTAGACAATTATGATTTCATTCTTGAATATATTAATAATCCTGAAATGCCTTATCGCCAAATGGTAATTCAGCTAACTGAAAAGTTTCGAAAAGACTATGGGACAGAATTAGAGGAATTAAGGATTGGATATGAAAAATCAGTGCGTAAAAAAAAATTAGCATATAAATAAGAGATTAAAACTTTTAAAGAGATACAAATAAATAGTTTGTAAGTAGAAAGAGCATCTGCATAAGGTGCTTTTTATTTGGAAAAAAACATAAAAGATACATAATGAAAATCCTGCTTATAGTAGAAAAAATATTTTAAAAAATAAATTTAACACCTGTTCACTTAAGTTAATAGGTGTGGCATAATAAATATAGAAAGAAAGGGGGAAACAAATTGGCAAAGTTAGCACTGATACTAGGAGTGGTACTTACAGCACTAACAATCATCGAAAAAGTCCTAGTTATCCACGAAAAAGTGAAAAAGCTCAAAACCAAACGAAAACGCCCAGCCAGACGTAAACGAAAATGATTTTGAGCGGAAGAGAGAAGCCCACCTTCTCTCTTCTATACACATTATAACAACTTGCCAATTTGTAAACAATATGAAGAAAACAAGTAATTCATCTAACATCTTAATTATTTTCGTTACACTGTTTTACTTTGCGTATTTTCGAGATTCACTCGAAGCGAGTATTTTTAAAACTGTTTTGGATATCGCGTTAATCATTCTTTTAGTCCTTTATATAATAAATACGTCATTACGACTTTATGGGATTTTTAAAGAAAAAAGAGGTGAATAAAGTGTACAAGTTTGAAGATAAAGAGCAACTGCTTTCTTTTTTACATGATGAGGTATTAACAACACCAGAGGTAATGGATGTTTTAGGGATTAGTAAAGCGAGAATTAGTAAAATGATTAAAGATGGTAAGCTTGTGCCATTTAAGAAGATGGAACGAGTTAGTTTATTTCTACGTGAAGACATTGAAGAGAAGAAGAAAGAATTAGAAGTCTTGCGTAGTAAATATAGACCATATGAAGAATAAATAAAGAGGGATGTTTGATAGTGGAAGGTGGATATCAATGTTTAGGGGTTTGAATGCTTAAGGAAAAAATCAAAAAATTCAATGGGGAGAAGAGAAGATGAGTCAAAGTCAATATATAGTAGAAAGTATAAAGAGTTTTGTAAAACAAGAGCAAACGTCTTATGCAGTACTTATAAATGGAGCATGGGGTAGTGGGAAAACGCATTTTTGGGAGAATAACCTCATAGAGGAAATCGAAGAAATACCTATTATACAAGATAATTCCGATGACACATATAAACATGTATACATCTCGTTATACGGTCTTTCTAATGTTGATGAGGTGAGAAAGAAACTTTTATTAAATTTATATTTATATAAAAATAAAGGAGAAAATAAAAATAAATTTAATCTGTTTAATAATAAATTTAATCCATTTAAAAATGAAAAAGTGATTAAAGTGGGAAGTATTGTTCTTTCTGGGTTAAAAGATGCGAAATTTTTGGGGGTTAGTGCAAATAGTTTCAAGTTAGAAACAACAGATATTCAAAAATTAATAAATTTAAGTGATGTGGTTTTTTGTTTTGATGACTTAGAAAGAAGTTCAATACCAATTAATGAGTTGTTAGGCTATATAAATGAATTAGTGGAACATGGCAATGCGAAAGTAATAATAATTGCGAATGAAGAAGCGATAGAAGAGAAAGAAAAATATAAGAAAATTAAGGAAAAAGTTATTGGGCGTACTTTATTATATAAACCTGATCATACAGTAGTAGTGGAGCAAATAGTTAATTCGATGAAAAATCAGGATTGCAAAAAGATGTTACAGGATAACATGGTTCTAATTGAAAAATTATTTCATAGTAGTAATACCAATAATATTCGTATCTTAAAACAAATAATTTTTGATTTTGAAGTTATTTATAATGAGATACAAGAGAATTATCCTAAGATTAGCGAAAAAGTTATGAGAGAAATTCTTTATTTTACATTGGCTATTAGTTTTGAGATTCGTTCTGGAATGAAGGAAAGTGATAGTCTAGAAAAAATAACATCAGATAAAGAATTTTTCTATCATGTTCGTTTAATGGATAACGTAAAAGATGAACCTTGGAAATCTTTAAAGGCATTTGATGAGAAATATCTTCTTGAAGAAAACAACATTAGATATATTAAATTTATTGAAACATTTGTAAGGAAAGGTATTCTTGATATAGCAACCTTTAAAAATGAAATGGATGGAATTACAAAAAATGGTGAAAAAGAATTGAAATATAATTCATTTCTTACGCATGAATATTGGTATCATTCCGATGAAGATTTCAGGAGATTAACTCAATTGACTTTTGAAAAATTAGAACAGGGAGATTGCGATTTATATACTTATTATATTGCATATAACCGATTTGAAGAACTTATTAAATTGAAACTCTTTGATAAGAGCATTGATGAACTTACAGAAGCGATACTTAGTGGTATAGATAAGGCTAAGGAAAAAGCTGAATATGAAGAAGATAGAGAAGAAGGTTTATCAGCTGCCAGAACAATCGCTAGTGGAAATAGAAAGTTAATATTGGATAAATTGTGTTCGTCAATTGATGGGTTAAAAGCACAAAAGGAAAAACAGGATATTTTTAACTTGTTCCAATTAATAAAAGTTGATGTTCCTAAATTTGGGAGGGAAATGGATGTTGAATATCAAAACATCCCGATATTTCATATTTTAGAGTTCCAATTAATAAAAGAGACGATATTTAGTCTTGAAAATCGTGATTTGTACTTCTTTATTGACGTTATAGAGAGGCGTTATAAAGATGTCATGAGAGAAGAACTTTCGGTAGAGTTACCTGTGTTAAAGGAACTTAAAAAAGAGATAGAGAACCACATAAAAGGGAAAGAAATTTCTCCGAAAGTGATTTTATTAAGAGAATTAGCAGAGTGTATAAGTGAAATAACAAAATAAAAAGACTGAAAATTTTTCTTTCTTATTTTTCATACAGATGCTACTTATGTATAGATAAAACTTTATATAGCTTTTAATACAAGATGACCGTTCAATGTTGGACGGTTATTTTGTATTGCAAAAGAAAAAAGAGATGAAAATAAATCATCTCTTTTATATATTCTTGTTTTCATTAACACCTAAATGCTTTTTTAGTGCATCTTGTAACACTTGTGAGTAGTTTACATTATTAGCTTTTCCCATCTTATCAAGCCAATGAGGAATAGTTAGTGTTTTCTTTACTGCTTTATTTTCAATCTCACTACGGAATGGTGGCATCCAGACTTCCATTAAGCCAATAACTTGATTCTCTTTAGTTTGGATAGAAGCTGGATTAGATACAGGCGGAATAATGCCTTTATTTTCTTCAATTTCATATAGATGAGTTGCTAATGTCTTTTTAGCCATTTCAAAAGCATCCTCATAGTTATTACCATTAGCATGACAATCTGCTAAGTCAGGAAATGTAACAGTAACCTGCTCATTAGAAAAATCAAAAATAGATGGGTAGATGTAGCGATCTTGGTAAGTGCTCATTTGTTTTCCTCCTGCTAAATATAGTGTAATGGATTTACTTCTTAAATTTCTTGATAATCGAAATGGTAAAGACCAGAATCCATAAAATAATCACTATTAAGTAGATAGTGTCTAACATTTGTAAATTAGAAAAGTCGGTAACAATAAAGAAACGAATTGTTAAAAATAAACAAATAGTATTTAAAATCAATGAAGTTTTTGACATATTGATATGGGAGATGATAATATTTTTTTGAGAAACCCAACCAGTTGGTTGAGTTTCCCAATGGGTTACTTGCGTTTTCTTCGCTTAGGTTTTCTGCTTGGTCGGCTTGAACCTTTGCGTTGAGGACGCTTATTTTTTTCTTCTTTGCTTTCTTTGAGAAGTATGTATATCGCTAAGATGAAAGAAGAAATCCCGCTTACTTTGTCTAAAATATCTAGAATGTCCATCTCCCTTATTCCCTCCTTTCTATACTCTTATTATAACACGTATTATAATACGTATCAATGGTTTTTTGATATTTATTAGCAATTTTTAGTATTAAATATATTAATTTCATGGATTTTTTTATTGATTGAATTTAATTACAGTAATATAATGATTTATAAATTTGGAGGAGGTATGGTGCGATGGATATAAATAATAATAGGATTGGAAAATATCTTGATGGGAAAATAAGAGAATATTTCAATGTTAAGTACAAACAACTAACTGTTAAACAATGCTCGGAATTTATTAATAAGCTAGAAGAGGGACATACAAAAGAAGACTTAGAGTCAATGAGTGTTATTTTGGAAGGAGAAGTAGAACAAAGTAAGTTATTTGGTCCAACTCAAACATTCTACAACTCTTTTATTACAATTCTAGTGGGTACGTTTATAGCGCTATTTACTTGTTTTTCTGGTTTTTCTTTAAATGCTGCAATGCTTTTTCTTAAAGGAGACGAGATAAGCGATATAAATCAAAAGGCAGATAGTTTAGCATTTACATTTAATACAGTCTTTGCAAGTGGAGCGATTGTTTTCTTAATATTAATGGTCGTACTCGGTTTTGTAGGAATTGCTGTACAGAATTATAGAAATAATTTTGGAAGGTTTCATTTTTATAAGCAAATTATTGATAAGTGTATTGAAAAAAAGGAAACTGAGGAAAAAGAAAAAGAGGAACAAGAAATAGCGGAAAAAGAAAGAGCAAATAAAAATAAATTAGCTTCTAGTAGAAAAGGCTCATCGAGATATCGTTAATATAATTAAAAAGTTATAAACCATATAGTTTTTGTCGTACAAAAGCCACCTAATAATAGATAGGTGCTAACGACAATTATGTTATATAAAACTTCATTTACCGTATTGGGTTATAAATTATATAAATTCTTGTAGCGTCTTGTTTGTTGTTAAGGAAAGATAACAAACAAACGAACACAATGAACGAAAAATTATGAAACCTTTCAAAATTAGTCGTTTTTATTTTGTATAATGAATCTAATTAGAAAGGGGATGTTGATATGAGAAAAATAGATGAGTCAAAAAGGCCTTTTTTTGAAACGCATGGAGAAAAGGGGACAACTTACTTTGTACATGGTTATGCGGTAGGAATAGAACAAAAGGTATACTTCGGAGAGTTTAACTCGTTAAAAGAAGCAAGACAATTTATTTATCGTTATGTTCATAGGAATCCTGAATGGTTAAATGAAAACGGTGATGTGAATGAATACAATAATAAACAATCAAGACCGGACGTAGATGATGCATGGCATGAGAATGTTTTAAAAAACGAATATAAAAAGCAATATAAAGACCTTGAAGATTGGGATAAATAAAAATAGTGAATCCGTTGTTTTTTATTTTGCATAGAAAAAGGAACCATAATAGGCTCCTTAATTCGATTCAGAAGTTGTGTAGTTTTTCTTGATGATATCTTTTATGTTGATAATTAGGGATATAAGGAATCCAGCAGCTAGGATACCGTTTACCCAGTAATATGTATTCCCTGATGTAAATTTATTATAAAAGGAATCGACATTATAATATACTAATCCTGCTGAAATGACGGTAGAGATTACTAACGTACCAAAACTTTTCATGATTCTCCCTCCATGATTCTGAAATGTTTGACTTTTAATACAATTATACATTTAAATAAAAAGGTTTACAAAGGGATTACCATATGGGGGAGTTAGACAAATTACCTCCTATTAATATAGAAGGTGGTAGGTGAATGACAAGGGTTAATAATGAACTTGAAGTGTGGAATGATATAGAGGATTACGAAGGTAAATATCAAGTCAGTAGTTTAGGCAGAGTTAAAAGTTTAGATAGGATTGTTAGACATAGTGGGAATCATGAAAGGATACAGCATGGGAAGATATTAAAATTAACACTTAACTCTGTGAGTGGGTACTTGCAGGTTGGGTTGTACTTAGAAGGGAAGGTCAAGAAATGTAATGTTCATAGGTTGGTTGCAGAAACATTTATTAATAATCCTGCCAATAAACCAGAAGTTAATCATATTGATGAAAATAAAACTAACAATACAGTTAGTAATTTAGAATGGTGCACTAGAAAAGAAAATGAAAACCATGGTACTAAAAAGCAAAGGAAGACAAAGAATACTGATTATGAATCTATTCGGTTAAAGAATAGCAAAGTAGTTATTCAATATGATAGTTCAGGTAAATTGATAAAAGAATGGAATAGTATTGCTGATATTAATAAGCAGCTCGGATACAGCAAAGGGAATATTTCAGAGTGCTGTAATGGAAAATTAGAAAAGGCGTATGGATATGTATGGAAGTTTAAGGGTGTGGTTTAAATAGCTAAAGAATATAGTCGGAAATTCTATAAGTCAAAAGGTTGGGAGAAGTGCAGAGAGTCGTACATTGCTACAACATTAGATGGTATGTGTGAGCATTGTAAAGAAGTACATGGCTATATAGTTGACCATATTGTTGAGATTACACCACAGAATATAGACAATCCAGATATCACATTGAATCATGAGAACCTACAGTACTTATGCTTACCTTGTCATAACACTAAGACATTTGGTAAAGCTGTATTGATTAGAGAAGATGTAATGTTTGATGAACATGGTGATTTGATTAGGAGGGATAGATGATAGAATACTTTGAAGTATTTATAGTATTCTTTATATCTACTTTAGGTATGATAATTCCTCTAGCTTTACTTACTTGGTTTGTTTTTTGGTTAGTCGAAAGATATTGATAGCTTGAGATTACGAAAGTAATTGAGTAAGTTGAAAAACTATATCCCCCCTATCTCTTGATAAGGGGTCTTTGGCTTTGGAACCGATGATGGAGCTTCAAAAAATAAATTGGTCATTTCACGTGACCCCCTACCCCAAATGCATAAGAGATGAGGTGTTATTTATGGCAATAAAGAAGGAATTAACAAAAGAAGAACGGGTTAATAAAGAGATAACGAGACTTAAACGAATATATAAAGAAATGCCAAAAGATACCCTCTTGGTAGTAGAGGGATTAATTGTGGAAGCGGCAGATTTACGTGTTCGATTAGAAGATATTCGAAAAGACCTCGATGAGAATGGTTATGATGAAATGTTCTCACAATCAGAGAATCAAGAGCCGTATGAGAGGGAACGTCCGCAAGCTCGACGATATATAGCAATGAACAAAAACTATCAAAGCATAATGAAGCAATTAGGTGATTATGTTCCTAAGCCGGATCTAAAGAAGAAAGAAGAAACCGACGATGGATTTGAAAAGTTTGTGCAGAATCGATGAGAAAACAATATCCACTATCACATAATCCTATAATAGATTATTACAATAAAATTGAATCCGGTGAAATTGTAGTAGGTGACAAGGTTAAACGTATTTATAATAAACTCGTTAGTGATGTTTATAATAATGATTCTGAGTATGAGTATGACTCTAATAGAGCTAATCATGTTATTGAATTTATCGAAAATTATTGTAAGCATAGTAAAGCAAAATGGGCTGGAAAACCAATTGATTTAGAACTTTGGCAACAAGCATTCTTAGCCGCGACTTTTGGCTTTGTTCATAAAATTGATGGAACTAGAAAATATCGAGAAGCATTCTTAGTAGTTGCACGTAAAAATGGCAAGTCGACACTTTCGTCTGGTATATGCTTATATCTTCAAGTAGCAGATGGTGAAGGTGGTTCCGAGGTATATGCGGTAGCAACTAAAGAACAACAAGCCAAAATTGTTTGGTCAGAATCAAAAAGAATGGTTAAAAAGTCACCCGCTTTGTCGAAAAGAATAAAAACTTTAGTCAAAGAATTAACAGCAGATTTTAATGATAGTGTATTTAAACCAGTAGGTAGTGATAGTGATACATTAGATGGGCTAAATGTTCACGGAGCCTCCCTTGATGAAATTCATGCATGGAAGGATAAAAATTTGTATGACGTAATTGTCGATGGTACGTCAGCACGTGAACAGCCATTGATTCTTATGATTACAACAGCTGGAACAGTAAGAGAATCTGTTTATGATATGAAGTATGATGAAGCAGAAATGTTACTGAATGGATTAGAGGATAAAGATGGCTATAAAGATGACCGCTTTTTACCTGTTATTTATGAACTTGATAAAAGAGAAGAGTGGACTGACAAAACCAAATGGGCTAAAGCAAATCCTGGTTTGGGTACCATAAAGAAAATAGATAATTTAGAAACGAAAGTAAATAAAGCAAAGGCTAATTCTTTATTAGTGAGCAATTTATTGACGAAAGACTTTAATATTCGTGAAACATCATCAGAAGCATGGTTAACATTTGAACAATTGAATAACTCAGCTACTTATAATATCAAAGAATTGAAACCTTCCTATGGAATTGGTGGTTGCGATTTATCTTCAACCACCGATCTAACAGCAGCGAAGGTTATTTTTATGGTCCCAGAAGACCCACATATTTATGTGAAGCAGATGTATTGGCTTCCAGAAGATTTATTAGAGCAGCGAAGTAAAGAAGATAAAATTCCATATAATTTATGGCACGAGCAAGGAATATTAAGAACAACACCGGGAAATTCCGTTCATTATAAATTTGTCACGAAATGGTTCTTAGAAATAAGAGATGAATATGGTATTTATCTACCTTGGATTGGCTATGATAGATGGTCAGCTAAGTATTGGGTTGAGGAGATGGAAGGATATTTTGGCAAAGAATCTATGATTCCTATCGCACAAGGTAAACAGACTCTGTCTAGCCCGATGAGACTTTTAGGAGCTGACTTGGAATCTAAATTAGTCAACTATAACAACAACGCAATTGATAAGTGGTGTCTTTCCAACACAGCCGTAGACGTTGATAAAAATTTAAATATACAACCAAATAAAACAAAGAACCAACGACGTCGTATTGATGGTACAGCAGCGCTTTTAAATGCATATGTAGTTCTTCAAGAAAAACGAAATGACTACCTCAACATGATTTAAGAAGGAGGTGAGAATTTGGGGTTATTTGATAAGATATTTGGAAAGAAACAGGCTCCTACTACAACTCGTTTTGAAATGATAAACGATAATGGTGGAGGTTTTTTTGCGTGGAATGGGGACATCTATCAAAGTGATATTATACGAGCTTGTATACGACCTAAAGCAAAAGCAGTCGGTAAGCTGATAGCCAAGCATATACGAGATAACTCTACTGAATTTAAGGTGAATCCAGATTCCTATATGAGATTTTTACTGGAAGAGCCTAATCCATTGATGACAGGACAAATGTTTCAAGAGAAAATGGCTGTTCAATTAGAATTGAATCATAATGCATTCGCTTATATTAAGCGTGATAATTTTGGTTATCCTACTGAGATTTATCCTATTCCATGTACAACAGTTGAAGTTGTAGAAGGTGCACAGGGAGACATCTTTTTAAAGTTTTATTTTAAAAATGGTAAGCAGATGACGATTCCGTATACAGATATCATTCATTTGCGTAAAGACTTTAATGATAATGACTTTTTCGGAGAACATCCTGGTAATGCATTAGCTCAGTTAATGGAGATTGTTACAACTACTGATCAAGGTATTGTTAAAGCTATTAAAAATAGTGCAGTAGTAAAGTGGATTCTTAAGTTTAAGTCAGTATTAAAACAAGAAGATATTGATAGTCAGGTTAAAAACTTTGTGAATAACTATTTGAATATCTCGAATGATGGTGGAGCAGCTTCTTCTGATCCGAGGTATGATTTAGAACAAGTGAAACCTGAAGCGTTTGTACCGGATTCCAAGCAGATGCAAGAAACCGTACAACGTATTTATAATTTCTTTAATACAAACGAAAAGATTATCCAAAGTAAATACAACGAGGATGAATGGACAGCTTATTATGAATCGGAAATTGAGCCATTTGCAATGCAGCTTGCTGGGGAATATACCAGGAAGCTTTTTTCGCGTCGAGAAAGGGGATTTGGTAACAAGATTATCTTTGAATCCTCTTCACTTCAATACGCTTCTTTAAGCACAAAGATGGACTTAGTTCAAATGGTTGATAGAGGAGCTATGACACCAAATGAATGGCGTTCAATTCTTTCACTTGGACCAATTGAAGGTGGATCTAAGCCGATTAGAAGATTAGATACAGCTTTAGTTAAAGAAGGAAATGTCACTGATGAAGGAGGTGATGACAATGAACAAGACGGAAAAGAGGGAACTACTGAGTAGTGCTCTTGAAATTAGGGAATTAGAAAATGGCCTTCGAACAATTTCTGGTTATGCAGTTAAATGGGAAATGAAATCTGTAACAATGGGCTATTGGCAACGATTTAAAGAGCAATTTAAAAAAGGAGCTTTCACAGAGTCCTTGACTCAAGATGATCAATTAGCTTTATGGAGCCACGACACATCACAAGTATTAGGACGAACTAAAAATGGTACTCTTCGTTTATTTGAAGATGAGATTGGACTGAGGTTTGAACTAGACTTAGCCAATACAACACTCGGAAATGACACATACGAGACGATTAAACGCGGTGATGTAGACGGTGTTTCCTTTGGGTTCCAAATGGTCAAAGAAGAATGGGATGAATCAGATCCGGACAATGTAGTTCGTGGTGTAACAAAAGCTAAGTTACTAGAGATTAGTCCAGTAGCTTTCCCAGCTTATCCTGATTCACAAGTTTCAGCTAGAAGTCATGACCCATATAAGCAATTTGTGAAGGAACGCAATCAAAAAGAATTACGTGAAAAACTAATTTTAAAAACATATTTATAAGGGAGAGATTCATTTGAAAACATTACAAGAAATTTTAACTAGGAAATCAGAAATTCGCTCAATGTTACAAAGCGATAAGGAAGTAGATTTAGCAGCATTAGAAACAGAATTAAGAGATCTTGAAGAAACACAAAAACAAATTGAAACACGACAAAGATTATTAAAAGAAGCAGAGGAGATTAATAATAATCAAATGCCTGAAATGCGTACAGTTGAAACATTTAACAATGAACCTCAAAAACAAGACGTAGAATTAGAGACTTCTGAAAAACGTGGACAGGCTCTAATGGAAAACCGTGCTGTTACAGTTGGAAGTGGTAATGTAGTTTTACCTAAGCATAGTGCAACGGATATTCGTCCAACTTTCAATGAAGTATCTACACTGATTGATCGTGTTTCTTCTAAAACTTTAAAAGGTGGAGAGAGTTACCAACAGCCGTATATTAAAAGTTATGGAGAAGGTGATTACACAACTGAAGGAAATGACTACAATACATCAGAAACAACGTTTGGATATGCAGACATCACAAAAACAAAGGTTACAGCTTATTCAGAAGACACAGAAGAGCTTCAGAAGTTACCAGCAGCTGATTACGATGGTGAAGTCATGAAAGGTATCACTGTAGCCACTCGTAAAAAGTTAACTCGTGAAATTTTAATTGGTACAGGTGCAACTAATCGACTTGTTGGTATTTTTTCAACAGCAGCTAAAGCGATTGATCCAGCAACAGATTTAGAAATCTCAAAAATTGATGATGCCACTCTAGATGACATTATCTATAGCTATGGTGGAGATGAAGATGTTGAAGATGCGGCTGTTTTAATTCTGAATAAGAAGGATTTAAAATCATTCGCTAAACTTCGTACTTCTGATGGTAAAAAAGTGTACAACGTTGTTTCCCAAGGGAATTCTGGAACAATTGATGGCGTACCATTCATCATCAATAGTGCTTGTAAAGCAGTATCTGATGCAGCGACTACAACTGGTCAATACAATATGGCCTATGGTCCATTATCAAACTACCAACTTACTATCTTCTCTGATATGGATGTGCAACGTTCAACTGACTTCTTATTCAAGCAGGGTATGATCGCTCATAGAGGCTCAGTATTTGCTGGCGGTAACGTAATTTCTAAAAATGGATTCTTACGAGTGAAGAAAGCGGCTACTGTATAATAGTCGCTTTTCTTTATGGTATAAGGAGGTTTAACAGTGAGTGGGAAACCATTGAATAAATATGTTGTAAAAAGAGCTTTTCGAGATAAATTCACTTTCATTCATTATAGTGTTGCAAATTCATATGAATCAAATGATGCAGAACGTGTAATGTATCTACAAGATGAAGGTTTCTTGAATAAAGAACGAATTATAGATAAACAAGAAGACTCAAAAGGACCAGTTCATGTTGGAGGAGGATATTACGAACTTCCAAATGGTGAAAAGATTAAAGGTAAAGATGCCGCTTTGGAAGCTTTAAAACAGCTAGCGCAAGTTGGTGAATGAGAATGATGCTTGATGTTGTGAAGAAAGCGGTACGTGTCTCACATAATGCTCTTGATGATGAACTTGAAGATCTAATTGAAGCATCTCGATATGATTTGAAGTTATCAGGTGTTTCTCATCTCAAGGCAAATGATGACACTGATCCTCTAATTAAAAGAGCAATTATTACGTATGTAAAAGCTAATTTTATTTCAGACGCAAAAGAGGCAGAACGTTTTTTTGCATCTTATAACATGCTTAAGAATCATCTAACTTTAGCGGGTGACTACAAATGAATGATATTTTACTATTCCCAGTAATAACAATTACTAAAGATGAATTAGGACAAGTTGAGGAAAATGAAGTATTTAGTAGACAGATATTTGGTAAGAAAAAATCAGTTCCTCAATCAGAATTTTTTCAAGCCGGACAAAGTAATATCAAGGCCAGTCATATATTGATTGTCCATGTCTGGGATTACCAGGATGAAAGAAAAGTGAAGTATCGAGATAAAGAATATAGCATTTACCGCACGTATGAAAGAGATGATGAAAAAATCGAACTTTATTGTGAGGTGAAAGCTGGTGTCTAATATTGATACTCTTGCAAGTGATATTGCTAGGGAATTACAAAGATACACTAATCTAGTAGAAGAAGATATAGAGGATGCTAAAGAAAAGGTTGCGACCAATCTTGTAAATGAATTAAAACAAAAAAGTCCTAATAAAACAGGGAAGTATAGTCAAGGCTGGCGTAAGAAAAAGGATGGTAATGCAGTTATTGTTCATAATGCTTTAAAGCCACAACTTACACACTTATTAGAGAAAGGTCATGCGAAGGCAAGTGGCGGACGTGTTCCAGCTCAAGTTCATATTGCTCCGGCTGAAGAACATGCGATTAATGACTTTGTTGAGCGTGTCGAAAGGGCGATAGGGCAATGACATTAGGTGAATTCAAAAAAATCCTTGATGCTACAGGTAATCCTGTGGCTTATTCGCATTTCACCGAAACGCCAGGTAATCCTGTGCCAACACCGCCTTATATTTGTTACTTTGTAGATGGTTCTCCTAATATGCCAGCTGATAACAAAGTCTATCACAAAATAAATGATGTAACTATTGAGCTTTATACAATTAAAAAAGATTTAATTGCTGAATCCAAATTAGAACAAGTCCTAGATGATCATGATATTCCTTATGAATCGTTTGGGACTTTTATTGAATCTGAAAAATTGTATCAAAAAATATATGAAACGAGGTTGTTATAAATGAATAAGGAAAATAAAGTTACTTTCGGTTTAAAGAACGTTTATTATGCACTCTATGAAATTCTAGATGGAGTCGTAAAGTTTAAAACCCCAATCCCAATTCCAGGCGCAGTTGAATTAACATTAGATCCACGTGGAGACTTAATTGAATTCTATGCTGATGACATGCTTTATTATTCAGCAAGTAATAACCAGGGTTATGACGGGACATTGAGCATTGCTACTATCCCAGAACAATTTGCTGTAGATGTATTGGGTGAAGAGTTAGATGCGGAAGATGGCGTACTAAATGAATTGGCTGATGCGAAAGGAAAACAATTTGCATTGCTATTTGAATTTGATGGAGACGAAAAAGCAACTCGTCACGTTCTGTTTAACAACTCAGCAAGTCGCCCTACAGTTGCGTCTAAAACAAAAACAAGTTCTGCTGAACCAAATACCAACGAACTTAAATTTGTATCTAGTCCAATAGATATTAACGGAAAACGTATGGTTAAAACAAAAACTACATCTAAAACAACACCAGCGGTTTATGATGATTGGTATAAAAAAGTATATACAAAAACTACATTATCAAAAGGGGCGTAATTCTAGATGGAAAAGACAATTACAATAGACGGAAAACAGGTCCGATTAAAAAGCACAGCAGCAACAGTTAAAAAGTATAAAGCGCAATTTAGACGTGATTTATTTGCAGATATGTTTGGATTAGGAATCATTTCACCAATCACACCTCAAAATGGCTCACAGCCTACTATTGATTTAGCAAATGCTGATTTAAGTAAAGTAGATTTTGAAGTTATTTATGATTTAGTTTGGTTATATGCAAAAACAGCAAACCCCGAAATCGCTGATCCGATTACATGGTTAGATGGATTTGATGAATTCCCTATTTCTGAAATTATTCCAGAAATCATGGATCTGATTCAAAGTACGATGGGGGCAAAAAAAAAATAAAGAAAAATAATGAAGAGCGAGGGAATTTCAGTGATGAAGAATTATCCACTGATACTTTCCTTGCTCTTTGTTATAAAGCGAAATTATCACATGGTGATTTAGAAGAAATGACTATTGGTGATTGTTTTGATTATATTGCTGAATTCGCTGAAATGGAGAATCCAGATAAAGAAAAAGCTCGTAAAGCAAATCAAAAAGACTTCGATTCGTTCTAAGAAAGAGGTGAGATGATGGCAGGAGGAAGAATTAAAGGAATAACAGTTGAAATCGGTGGTGAAACCACAGGTCTTCAAAATGCTTTGAAAGATGTTAATAAGCGGAGTAATGATGTAGCTAAAGAGTTAAAGGATATTGAGCGCCTTTTAAAATTTGACCCTGGGAATATTGAGGCGCTTTCTCAAAAACAAAAATTACTTACACAACAAATTGAAAATACAACGCAAAAGTTAGATAAATTGAAGGTGGCGGAACAACAAGTCCAAGCTCAATTTCAAAACGGTAAAATTTCTGAAGAACAATATCGTGCGTTTAGGCGTGAAATTGAATTTACACAAGGCTCACTTGATGGGTTGAAAAATAAGCTTGGAAACATGAAAGCTGAGCAAGAAAGTGTAGCAAGCTCCACTAGGCAATTAGAAACCTTATTTAGTGCTACAGGAAAAAGCGTTGATGACTTTGCAGGAGCATTAGGTAATCGTCTTGTAAATGCAATTAAAAGTGGATCGGCTACAAGTCGCCAGTTAGAACAGGCAATTGGTCTTATTGGTCGTGAAGCTTTAGGAGCAGAAACAGATATTGAAAAATTACAACGTGCGCTTCGCTCTGTGGATGCTGGAAACTCCATACAACAAGTACGAAATGAGTTAAGAGATTTACAACAAGAAGCTAGAAGGACAGAGGAAAAGTTTGAAGGATTACAAGTAGGGTTAGAAAATGTCATAGGTGGTATAGCAGCCGGTGGCGGTATTGCAAGTGCAGTTGAGCAAGCAATGGACATGTCTAAATTAAAAACAAAGATTGATATCACTTTTGATGTTCCGGAGTCTTCGAAAAAATCAGTAGAAGAAGCTGTAAGGGGTGTAACTACTTATGGTGTGGATGCAGAAGAAGCCTTAGAGGGTGTTCGAAAACAGTGGGCATTGAATAAGGATGCTTCTGATGAAACGAATGCGGCTGTAGTTAAAGGAGCGGCAACTATAGCTTCAAGTTATGCAGGGATTGATTTTAATGAGCTTATACAGGAAGCGAATGAGATTGGTGCAACATTAGGGATTACTAATGAAGAGGCTTTAGGATTAGTTAATACTTTATTAAAAACAGGTTTTCCACCAGAACAATTAGACATTATTGCTGAATATGGTGACCAAATGGTTCAAGCTGGTTTTACAGCTAAAGAAGTTCAAGGAATTATGTCAGCAGGTGTAGACACGAAAAGTTGGAATATAGACAACCTATTGGATAAAAAATTGTCCCTATGAGTGGAGACATTCATAGCAAACTCCTCTAATTCGGTGAAACTCTCACATAAGAGACAATACCGAGCCAAGCCAATAAATAGGAAGTGTGTAACGACTAGTCGAAAGACGTAGGGTGTAAGCCAATGACATCCGAAATGGGGAGCATCTTATATAAAGATGATGATATAGTCTGGTCTGTATAGTGATATACAGAAGTTCATAAGAGAACTGACAGGATGTTGCGAATCCTGTTGAACATATCGGGTATTAAAGAAGGTCGTATCAAAATGGCTGAGTTTGGTGCTGGTGTAGATAAGTCCATGCAAGCGGTTTTAGATAAAACAAAGATTTCAGCCAATCAGTTTGAAAAATGGGGACAAGCAATTGCTGGCGGTGGTGAAAATGGACAAAAAGCGATGCTTGAAGCAACCAAGGCTTTAGCTGGTGTTGAAAATGCGACAGACAGAAATGCGCTTGGCACGAAGATGTTCGGAACCCTTTGGGAAGACCAAGGAAAGAAAATTATTAATACGATTCTAAAGGCAGAAGGTAAGCAAGTTGATTTGAAAAAAGGTGTAGAAGATTTACATGGAGCAACTTCTAAAATAGATGCAAGTCCAGCTGTTAAATTTCAAAAAGCTATGGAAGATTTAAAGATAGCTCTTGAACCAGTTTTATTAGTGGTAGCAGATCTTGTTTCTAAATTTGCAGAATGGGTTTCTGACAATCCGGAATTAGCAGCAACATTAGCAGCAATTGCAGTAGCTATCGGGGTTATTTCTGGTGCGATTATGGCGCTTGCTCCTATAGTCGTGGCGGTCATGAGCTTGTTTGGTATCGGAGCAGGAATAGCCGCCACGCTTGTTGCTGCAATTCCTATTATTATAGGGGTTATAGCAGCTCTAGGCATTGCGATTTATAAAAATTGGGACGATATCAAAAAATGGACCATGGAGGTATGGAATTCAATTACAGAATTTCTAACAGGAATTTGGGACGGCATATCCCAATGGGCAACAGAAACATGGGAAAGTATTAGTGAATCTACAGCTTCTGTATGGAATTCAATTAAAGAGTTTTTAGTAGAACTATGGAATGGGATAACGGAGTCCTTATCTGAAACATGGAATTCGATTGTTGAAATTACTACGGAAACATGGAATTCAATTGTTGAGTATTTGACTGGTATTTGGGATGGGGTAGTTGAAACATTATCAGAAGTTTGGAATAGTATCAGCCAAACCACTTCCGAAGTGTGGACAGCGATTAGTGAGTTTTTCATTAGCACCTGGAATGGATTAGTTGCCTTTCTAACTCCTATTTTACAAGGCATTGCTGATTTCTTCTCTTTGATTTGGAATGGTATTTCCACAGTTATTCAAACGGTATGGAATTTCATTACGCAATACTTACAGGCGGTTTGGACAGCTATTTTATACTTTGCTACTCCAATATTTGAATCAATAAAGAGTTTTATTGTTTCTGTGTGGGATGCTATTAGTTTAGCTGCAACAACAGTGTGGAATGCTATAGTTGCTTTTCTTCAAGCTTGTTGGAATGGCATTGTTTCGATTGCGACAGCTGTCTTTGAAACACTTAGAAATTGGATTGTGAATGTATGGGATGTTATTAGTTCCACCACAATGACGGTGTGGAATACATTGAAGAATTTCTTGCAAGCATGCTGGAATGGATTAGTCGCTATCGTAACACCAATTTTTGATGTAATAAAAAACTGGATTGTGAATGCCTGGAACACGATTAATTCCACAACAAGCGCAGTTTGGAATACGATTAAAAGCTTCCTTTCTAGCTTATGGAACTCAATTGTTTCCACAGCAAGTTCTGTCTTTAATAACATCAAAGAAGCAATTTCAACTGTATGGAATATGATTAGTAGTACAAGTAGTAGTATTTGGAATGGTATTAAATCAACACTCTCAAACATTTGGGAAGGTATAAAGTCAACCGCATCTTCTGTCTGGAATGGACTGAAAGATGCAATTATGACTCCTGTTCGTTGGGTAACAAGTGCTGTTAGTGGAGCTTTTGAAGGAATGAAATCAGCTGTATTAGGTGTATGGGATGGAATTAAAAGCGGTATTAAAACAGCGATTAATGGAATTATTCGTATCATAAATAAGTTCATAGACGGTTTTAACACACCAGCAGAATTATTAAACAATATACCAGGTGTTAGTGCACCAACTATTCCTCATGTACCAATGCTTGCTAAAGGTGGAAAGCCTGTAGGTGATGGTTCATTTATCACAGGAGAAGCCGGACCAGAGTTATTTAAGAAGAAGGGTAATTCAATTACAGTTACACCTTTATCATCGAAAGAAAAATCACTCGGTATTACTGGGACTATGAATCAATTAATGGGTGATATGAGTCGCATGATGGCTAGTTCTATGAGCCAATTATCGGTTTTAAAGTCTGTTATGAGTGGTGTGTATGGAAGTATGTCAAATAGTAGACAAGCTATGACAAGCAGTGTATCAAATCAAGTATTTAATAACTCATTTGGATCATCTGGTGACGGAGCAATTCCGATGCTTGGTGGTGATTTGGTTGTTGAGGTTCCTGTTGTTATAGAGGGGCGAGATGTGGCGCGTGGTACGTATCGATATACAACCGAGTACCAAGAAAGAGAAAAACAAAGAGACTCAGCCTTTTAGGTTTGGGTTTCTTTTATTTTATAAAGAAATGAGGTGTCAACATGAGTTCTTTTACATTTAACAAAATACGTAAAAACTTTATTCAAATTGCGAAAGGATGGAAAAGACCTACTTGGGCACCATTGAAACGAAATTTTCTAAACGTTCCAGGATATCCAGGAGCAAGACTGTTAAACACACAAACAGAAATGCGCGTTTTATCTATTCCGGTAGGAATTATAGTACCTGATGGATCTAACTTAGAAAAGTTGAAAGAGGAAATTGCAAGTTGGCTAATAACTGATCAACCAACAGAGCTTATTTTTGACGTAGAACCAAACAGAACGTATTTAGCAATTGTGGATGATAGCTTTGATCCAGATGAATTTGTAACACTTGGAATAGGAACAATCAAATTCATTTGTCCAATGCCTTATAAATTAGGACCAATTCGAAATGCAAAAGCAAAACTAGAACCAAATAATATTATTAAAATGGATGTTTTGAATGAAGGAAGTGTATTTTCAGAACCAAAATTCAAGATACAGGTAGAGAATCCTTCCACATTCATCGATATTATAAATAAAAATGGAAATCAACATTTTCGTATAGGATATCCAGTTAAGATAGATGAAACGCCAATAAGTCGGTATGAATTGGTTATGCATGATAAAGCGAATTCTCTAGTGGGTTGGACGGAAGTGGGAAAAGATTTTGTTTCAGATTATGGAATCGTAGCAGGGAAAATGATAGCGGATGGCGCACGTATCATGCCATCTGATTACGGTCAAGGGCAATTTTGGCACGGACCAGCAGTGAAAAGAAGCATTACAGGTGGACCGCTACAAGATTTCACACTTGATGCAATAGTTGAATGTCGAAACTTAAACCCTGCAACTATGGGACGTGTAGAACTTTATTTATTAGATGAAAACAGCGTTGTAGTTGGAAAAGTAGGTATGTTTGATGCATATAGAAATTCTAGCGAGAATTTCGGTGAGGTTATGGCAGGAAACGGTGACTATAATCATCTGATTATAGCGGAAACTGGTTATTATCGTACAACATGGAATGATTTTTATGGACGTCTACACATTGCACGAGTCGGAAATTATTGGCAGGGTGATATTGCTTTAATCGATGAAAAAGGAAATTACCATACAGAAAAATTTGCCCAATGGTGGGATACGGGCAATAGCTTTATGAAAAAGGTAGCTCAAATTGTTGTTCATATATGCTCGTTTAATGATGCACCATCATTAATTGCGGCTGTACATGATATTAAAGTGCAAAAAGTAAATAGCAATACAGAACGTCAAATACCTTATATTGTTCAAAAAGGAGATCTTGTAGAAATCGATTCATCGGATGCGAGTATTCGTATTAACGGAGCAGATGCGATTAATATAAAGGATTTTTTGAGTGACTATATACGTGTCGAAAAAGGAAAGAATGAAATCGAAATATTCCCAAACAGCATTGGACAGGTAGATGTCACGTATAGGGAGCGTTACAGATGAGTAAAGCAAATAATCTATTACATATTGTGGATTTTAAAACAGAACAAATCATAGGTGTTATCAAAGAACAGGATTATTGGGATGATTTACGCCAATGGGACCTTAAAGATAATAAAGATAAATTTGAGTTCACAACAGCTGATGGTACAAAGATAGCGGCATCACTTATACAACAGAACCTTGTCGTTAAACAAACTCGTGACGGTACTTTTGTTTCATACATTATTACAGAAGTAGAACAGGATACAACAGGTCGTCCGAAAAAGATTTACGCACTTGGTGAACATACAAAACTAAAGAAAGAAACTGTAATTAAACCACAAACTTTGCAAGCTACTACAGTCAATGAATCTATGGACTTTGCTTTACAAGGTACAGAATGGAAACGTGGGATTACGGAGTATGTTGGTATACGTACCATTAACATTAAAGATTTCACAAATCCGCTTGATCTCTTAAAGCAAATCGCATCTACGTTTGAACTTGAAATTCGTTTTAAAACAGAAATACTAGGATCTTTTATTGTCGGTCGTTATGTAGATTTAGTAAAAAAGGTTGGCCGTGACAATGGGAAAGAGTTTTTACTAGGAAAAGATGTACAAGGCATCCGGCGTATTGAGAATAGTCAAGATGTAGTAACCGCTCTTGTAGGTGTCGGCCCACAAAATAGTGAAACCGGTGAATTTCTCACATTTGAAGAAATAAACGATGGAAAACTTTATGTAGGAAATAATGATGCTCTACAACGTTGGTCAAAAGATGGCAAGCATTTATTCGATATTTATTCACCACAAACAGAAGATCAAGATATGACGAAGCAACGACTCAAACAATTAACAGAAGCAGAATTAAAGAAGCGAATTGGTAGTTCTACTTCATATGAAGTAAATGCAGTAGCACTTGAAGAAGTATTTGGTTTATCTCATGAAGCGGTTCGTAAAGGAGATACGGTACGAATAAAAGATATCGGGTTTAGTCCACCACTTTTCTTAGAAGCTAGATTAATAGCAGCTGATGAATGTGACACTGATCCATCAAAAGATAAATATATCTTTGGTGACTATCGTGAAATTGCAGATACACGAAGCCTGATCGATAGGTTATACGCACAAATCATGGGTAGCTTATCAAATAAAGCATCTAAAGAATTACTAGATATGTTAGATAAAAAGCTTCAAGAAAACGTAAAAGAAACAGAAGTCATTCGAAAAGAATCGGAAGCAGCGAAGAAAATTGCTGAACAAGTGGCTGAAAACTTGAAAAATAATACCGTTGATATTATTGAAGGCGTAAATCCACCAATAGCAAACTTAAAGGATAGAAAAACGTTGTGGCAAGATATCAGCAAAGGTAAGCCTGGTATTCTGAAATTGTGGAAGGATGGTAAATGGGATCCTGTTGTTCCTGATGTGGAATCCGTTAAGAAAGAAACATTGGAACAGGTAACCAAAGATATTGAGGCTACAAAAAGCGAATTAAATGAAAAGGTTCAAAGTGTGGAAGGTAAAGCGCAAGAAATAGTTAAGCAAATAGTTAATGTTCAAAAACAAGTTGATGACAAAGTAGATCAAACATGGATTAATACCCAATTAAAAGATAAAGCAGATAAAGCCGGTGTTTATACGAAAGATGAAATTAAAGATGGGTTTATTGGGAAACAAATCTACGAAACTGATAAGCAGGGGAATATTCAGAAGTTCAAGGACGTTAATACATCTATTGGGCAAACTAATGAAGCTCTTACACAGAAAGCGGAGAAGTCAGAGTTAAAGAAAACAAGTGAAGGTTTATCACAGTTGGAGCAGAAAACGAATGATATTAAGGTAACCGCTGATGGTTCAAAAAACACTCTTACTGAGCTTAAGGCGATAGTTGAAAATACGGAAATTGGTGTCCGAAATCTATTACTAGAAACAGCTACTAAATCGCATTCGGTGAAGAATGGGGAAAACAAGCCACATACCTATTTTGATGTAGCGAAGGATGCAGCCACTTTAATGCAAGGGAAGACTCTTGCCATGAGTTTCCTTTTTACAGGTAAAGTTACTGCATGGGGTACAACGAATAAATGGATTGGTTTCGAAGTGAAGATTACTTTCACAGACAATACTTTTCATTATCCAAGTTGCCGCGTAGAAAACCGCCTAACAATAGGTAAACAGTATAACCAGGAAAGGTTCACAGCAAGTGCTGTAGTAATGGATAAGCCTATTAAAGAAATCACAGTTTACGCTTTAGCACGTGATTTCACTGGGGACACGTTAATTGAAAAGGCTAAATTAGAAATTGGCACAGTACCGACTGCATGGACACCAGCACCCGAAGATCAAGTAACAACAACTGATTTCACTAAAAAAACAGTAGATATCGAATCTACCATTAAAGGCATAAATTCTTCTGTATCAGATATACAAAACGCACAAGGAAAGCTTACAGAACGTGTTACTAAATCAGAGCAAACTGCAGACGGATTTAAAACTTCTATTGAATCACTAACTAAAAAAGATACTGATATCAGCAATAAATTAAATACAGTCGAGCAAACGGTGGAAGGTACAAAAAAGACAATATCTGATGTGCAACAAACAACAAATGGTCTAAGTAAAACAACAACTGAAATTAAAGAAGAAGCTGGGAATATCTCAACAAAGTTAGAACAGGTTGAAGCTCGTACTGTAGGTGGTGAAAACTGGCTAATCAATACAGGTCCAAACGAAAGACCTCAAACAATCGGGATGATCGGTGGCGCGGTATTAAATAAAGTCACATCATTTGTTCAACCTGGCGAATACGTAGCGATTGAATGTCAAGATCATACAGACGCCTTTTATCAATTCCATCTAGATAACACTAAGATAGGAGACTTTGAAAAAGGGAAAGATATAACAATATCTTTAGACCTTCAAAATGATGTTCTTTTAGATTTTATTTTATTCCAATACATCAACGGATCGTGGAGTGAGTCAGTACAAAAGCCTGTGCCAGCTAAAGACTGGCGTCGTGAGTCATGGACGTTTAAAATCGATGTTCGTGCTACTGGATGGGGATTTAGAATTCGTTTTTCTAGAAATGAAGCATCTAAAGGGAAAAGGTTCCGTTTCAAGAAAGCTAAACTCGAAAAAGGATCTGTTCCAACTGACTTCAGTAAGTCAACATATGAACTGGAGCAAAGTGTGGATGGAATCAAAGAAACAGTAACAAAAGTAGACAATAATCAAAGTGGATTTGATAAGCGTGTAACAGCAGTAGAAAAAACGGCTGATGGTGTTTCTCAAAACGTTGGCAAGTTACTAGAAACACAAACGGCACAAGGTAAACAGATTTCCGACGCGCAATCTACAATCAAACAACATTCTGATGCACTGGATCTGACTGTGAAGATGAAAGATGTTGAGAACTATGTAGGCGGTCTTGGATCTATTAATGAGATTCGTGACGCTGGTTTCACTCAAGGGAATAAATACTGGGGGTGGGCTACTGGGCACTCTATAGATCCTAACCTAAAGTATAAAGGATACAATTCGTTTTCTATGAACACTACAGGACAAACCCAGGATGTATGGTGGGGTGCTTTTAGTCAATTTATAGATTGTTCTCCTAATGAAGATATTGTTACTTCTGCTTACTTTAACACTGATGGAAAAGTTCCAATTGATAATGGTGTATTTATCGAGTTGGAATTTTGGCAATCAAATAAAACAACCCGAATTTCAACTGCTAGAGAAAGAGTTCAAATCATTAACAATACTTGGGTCAGAGCTATTTGTACAGCTAAAGCTCCGGCAGGAACTGGATTTGTAAGGTTTCGACCATACGTACAAAGAAATGGTAGAGCTTGGTTCTGTATGCCTATGCTGCAGCGTGGTAAAGTAGCTACAGAATTTTGGTTGCATCCAAAAGATCAAACTAATGTTGATAAAATGATTGAAGATATTTCCAATAAAGTAGCTGCACTAGATTACAACCAGAAAACAACTGAATTAGAGCGCCTTATTTCCGCCAATACGGAGGGAATTAAACTTGCTGCAGTAAAAACCGAAGTATATACAAAACAACAGGCTGACGGAAGATATGCGGATAAAGCGTATGTAGAAAAACAAGAGGGACGTATTGAGGTAACTGAAAAAGCGATTACTAGTACCGTCCAAAAAGGCGATATTATCTCGGCTATTAACCAAACAGCTGAAAAGATTCAAATTAATGTTGCTAAGTTACAGATTAACGCTGATACCATTGTAAAATGGCTCACTGCAACAGGTATTAATGCAGATGTAATTAAAATCGAAAATGGGAAAGTTACGATCGATAAGAATGGTATTACAGCAAAAATGGCTGACTTCTTTTTTGAAGATGAGCGTGGGCAGAAATTTTCAGTAACACCAAGGAAGAATCTCATTCCAGATCATGACTTTTCACACATTTCTTTTAAGAATTTTAATAATTATTTTTTGAAGATTGAATACAGTCCTACATGGACAATTATGTCTAATCCATATATTGAGAAACCAGTGGTTAACAATTATGAGCCAATGGTTAATCCGTTGCGGATAGATTTAGGAAACTGGATTCGTTTTACATTATTTGATGGTGTAAAACCAGGTAAGAAATACACATTGTCGGCTCATTTCAGAGCAACTACCAATGATAATCGTGTAAACATTACAAACAAGCCAATCATGAGAGCGGTATTCGGTAAATATAACGGTGACACTCCCGTGGAGCTTGGACGAGCATCAAAAACTTACGATGCACCAAGCATTCAAACTGGGAAAATAGTAAGATACGCTTTAACCTTCACTGTGCCGAGTAACTATGTAGAAGGAAATGGTTATGTTTATATTGATTTATTTGGCGAGGGGCTCTTAAATAATATGCAAGCAATTGCTGTATCAGGTGTTCAGTTGGTGGAAGGTGACGTTCCTTCCGTTTATAACTGGGATACAACACATGGAGAACTCGTAAACGGAACACTGCCTTTTTCTACAATTGCACTTGGTACAAAAGATAATGTTATTTACCACAATCATGTGAACAAATGGAATTATATGAATGCGCCACTTGAAATCATAAGCAATGGCGAAATGATGGCACTCGTTGGAGATGATCGTGCGGGACTCAGTTTTTATCCCCGTGGCGGTGGAGAACGTAGAAGTTACATCGGTCACATTTACAACAATGAAAATAGATTCCGAATTGAATCAAAAGATCCTGTGGCAACGACACAATCAATTGAATGTAATGGGATTAACGTATGTGGTGGATACTTTGGTGCTAATGCAGGTTCTATTCATTATACAAATGGTAGCTTAGGTTTAGGGTGGTATTTCCATGATGGTAGATGGAATTATGTTGATTTCACAAAGATGACTTCTAGAACATAGAGAGGGAGATGAGTATGAATCCAGATAAGTTTATGCGTCCAATGCCACCTAATGAACAGTCACCATTCTTAGGTAGAGTAGTTGATTTGAAGAAAGATGAAAATCAGGTCACAGTTAGCATTCCAAACGATATGCTAGAATTTTGCGGTATCAAAGAAGATACAAAAGTAGAGGTTTGGGGGCTTCCTGATGGTACGCTGAGTATGCGCATTGCTACTGCATGTGACTTATGTAATAAGGGTGGCAGAGTTTACGAGATTGAGCTTTTCGGTAAAGTAAGTCTTATCTGTGCAGACGATTATGTAAAGCTAACTGGAAAGAGCCCAGGGGCTTCTGATGAAGTGATAATTGAACATGTGGAAGAAGTAGAAAATAGAATGATAGAAGGAGCATTATCTGCAGATCAGTATTAACTAAATACATGTAAACAAGTAGGGCAGCCATGAGCTGTTTTTAATTTTGAATAAAATACTGCTTTTATAACAAAGAGGGGCGATTTCGCTGCTCTTTTTATTTTGCAAAGGGGATGAGAACAATGGAAGATGCAATTTTCAATTCAATGATGCAGCAGGGAGCGTTCGCAGCATTATTCGTGTGGATGCTTTTTACTACGCAAAAAAAGAATGAACAGCGTGAAGAGCAGTATCAAAAGGTCATTGAAAAGAACCAGGTTGTAATTGAAGAACAAGCAAAAGCCTTTAGTTCATTAGCAAATGATGTATCAGATATCAAACAAAAAATTATGGGGAATGGTGATGTAAAATGAAAAAATCTATTAGAGTAGTAAGTTCAGTCACAATGGCTTCTATTATTCTATTAACATCTGTAGGAAGTGTTTTTGCAGATAGAGAAATGATTATTCCAGATTTACCAAAGCAAGGATATAGATATGGTGTCGGTGCATATGAGGGAGTAGTAGCGCATTCCACAGCGACACCAGAAGCTCCAGCTATTAATATTAGAAATTATGAAGCTAGAACATGGAGAAATGCTTTTGTGCATTATGCCACGGATTGGGATGAAAACATTCAAATTGCATCTACTAAATATCGTGCATGGGGTGCAGGTCCAGCAGCGAATGCTAGATTTGTTCATATTGAATTGTGTGAGACAAGCGATCCAGTGAAATTCAAACGTTCTTACGAACGATATGTAGAGTTGATTGGAGAAGTCTTGCGAGAACGAAATATTCATCCTTCTAAAGGATTATGGACACATAAGGATATTACTTATAAATTAGGTGGTACAGACCATGAAGATCCAATTGATTATCTTCGTAGTCATGGTGTATCAGAGGCTAAATTCCGAGCGGACGTATTAAAAGCTTATAACGGGAACTCTGTTACAGTGGATACTAAACCACAAAAACCAAATGAAGTACCTGGTACAGTAGAGGGGAATGGCGTTGCATATATCGAGGGATACAATGTAAATCTTCGTTCTGGACCATCAACAGATAATAGTGTTATTCGTAAACTACAAAAAGGACAGGCTTATAAAGTATGGGTTAAATTAGGGAACTGGTTAAATCTTGGTGGTAACCAATGGGTTTATTATGATTCCTCATACATCCGTTACAAAGGGAATGAAACTTCTACTATAACTGGTAAAAGGGTTATTTCTAAAGTGGAAAATTTACGTTTCTATGAAACTCCATCTTGGCAGGATAAAGATGTTGCTGGAGTAGTAGATAAAGGGCTGGGATTCATTATAAGCTCAAAAGTCACAGTGAATGGTTCACCGCAATACAAAGTACAGAATAGTAAAGGTAAAACATATTATATAACTGCAAGTGAATTATATGTATATGTGAAGTAATTGAAAAGGGGAAATAGTAAAGTAATTTTGATTATATAAAATGAATTTTAAAAGTTTATTTTGTACTCAAATCAACTGCATACATCTGGTTGATTTGAGTACAGTTTAATTAAAAATGTATTGTTGATTCCTCCATCCTTAAGATACAGAAGTTAATTCGTGTTCCGTAATAAATCTTTTTACGTATGTTTCAAAACATAAAGGAAGTTGAACATAGTTAGATAAAATATTAAATAAAGTATTATCTTTCATTTCTATGTCACATCCGTAATTTTTATCTGCTAAAATTCTATTTGTAGCTTTAGCTCTACCTAAGTTTAAATCTTTAATTAGTTCTTTTATATAGGAAAGAAAGAAATAGAGTTGGTATTTTCCTTTATAATTTTTCTGAGCATTTACAAGAGAAAATGTATTTGATTTCATTTTTTCTATGTCTTCTGGGTCTAAAAAATTATATTTTTCTCTTATTGAGTTAAAATCATTATGTATATCTATTTTAAGTAAAGTGACTTTAATAAGCTTTTTTACTTCATCGTCATCGATACTTGGTAAAGAAACCCCTGCATAAGAAGCAAACGTATCATCAAGACTATCTTGTTTGAATTCATATATTTTTTTTGTGTAATAAAGACATATATTTAATTCTTGAACAAAAGAATTAAATTCTTTTTCTCTAAGTAAATAATTTTCTAGTATTTTACTAATAGTTTCTTGATTAGTAACTTCAACTGTCAATTCAATAAAGTCTTTCAATACATCTGGATTTGCATATAAATTTTCTACTGAGTATACTGGTAGCTCATAAACTTTTTGATTATTTAAAGGTTCATCAAAATCACGATCTACAATAAACATGATTTTATTTAAGTTATAGCCTTGTTGTTTTTCGCACCTATTAAATATTTCAAGTACGTTATCTTTTCCGCCTACTTCATATATTTTTATATCTTTTCTTAAAATACTTTTTATTTTAGGTAAATAGCAAATTCTATCTTCATTTCCTTCACAAATGCAATAAAATTGATTACCTAAATTGTCATACTCGTGTAAAAATGCAAATTCTTTTACATATTCTTCTTCTTGTTTTTCAAAAAAATCATTCAAAAATGCTTCCATCAACATATCCCCCCTCTCTTTGAACTGTAGATCCAAAGGAAAGAGTATACTTTCTTAATTCTTTAGGAACAATAAAAGGTGAGTGTGTTACAGCCATCATAAAATTACATTTTTGTGATTGTAAAATATCATTCAATAATTTTTCTTGCCATTTTATTGAGAGAGAAAGTTCAGGTTCATCGAATAAAATAACAAAATCTTCTTTACCTGTTAAGTATAAACTAGCAAATAAAGAGACTATTTGTTTTTCGCCAGATGATAACGATTTTAACTGAATTTCTTTAGAGGAATCATATTTTGAAACTAAATTTATATGCACATTTTTTGCATCATAAATAAATTCTTTATCTTTAAAATATAAATTACATACTTTTATAAATAGGTTTATTTTTTCATCATGAATCTTGCTGGACTCATAAATTTTCAGATATTTCGTTATAAAATAAAGTATAAACTGTTCTTTGTCTGTTAACTCTTTCTTATCTAAAATAAGATCTAATTTTTCTAATGTTTTTTTCATAGAAAAAGGTAAGCTGTTTTCAGATCGTTGTAAAATTATTTCTAAATCTTCTCTTTTATTTTTTAAATCAATTGAATTATATTCATTAGATAAATTTGGTTCAGAAAGTAAATCTGTAAATAGGCTATCCATCACTTTCTGAACACCGTTTATAGTTTCTGTTTTAATTTGCTCAATAATGTTATTGAAGATTTTTTGTACATCTTGCATACCGAACTTAATGACACTTTTTCCTAAGTCCTTATCAATAAATTGTCCTACCTTATAAGCTTCCTCTTCAACTCTTCTATAAGTCGGAAAATAGAGTAACTCTCCTTTAAACTCGGAGTAAATGGGTTCGAAAAAATCTTTGAAGATAGGAAGGCTCATATAATTTTCATTTTCTAATTCCTTAAATAAATAATCTGCAAAAGGAGTCGCAACTCCTTGTGATTGAATATGCTCCATTCGTTCATAAATTAAATTGAATCTATTTTTAGTAAAACGCTGTTCAACTAAACGAGTCGATATCTTTAATTCTCTGGCTATATTTGCTAAAAACTCTTCGTCATAAAGAGATGAATGACTCGAAATAGTATAGTTGAATTCCCAGTCAGTGATTATATTATCTAAGTCATCTCTATATAAGCAATGAGTTTCTTCATTTATTTTAAATTTAATTAACTCAAAATCATATTCCTTTAAGCCTTCTGGGTTTTTATCTAAAATGCAGTTTAGAATACTTAAAACTGTAGATTTTCCAATGCCATTTTCCCCTATTAAAATTAATAAAGGTTTTTCAAAATTAAATTTAACATCTCTATCACCAAACAAACCTTTTATTTCGATAGAATACAAAATAACGCCTCCTTTTTAATACCTAATTCCTAAAGTTTAATACAAAAATATTATAAGTTAATTAAAGTGATAAAACATGGTGTCTTTTGTTGCGTGGAACTTTAAAATTTACTTTTAGATAATGCCTTTAATATAGGATTTATGATTTTACTTAACAAACGAAACCCTCTAAATATAGATTCAACAACCTTCAAACTATCTCCCTCCCTTAAATTAAGTTAATTATAACAAATTCTATTAATGCAAATTGAAATAATGTAAACGTATTAAAAAATAAGTAATAAAAAAGCCCTTCTCGAATGAGAGGGCTTTGCTATTTTATAAATCAAATTGAACTTGTTGACCATCAGTAATCATATCATATGACTTTTGCTGGTAAGTTGAACTTGTAATGAATTTGACATTAGTAATATCTTTTGGATCTCCATTGAAGAACAAACCTAGGACACGTTCTTGTTTAACTTTTCCAAAGTATTCAAAGGAAGTGTTTTTTTCTGTAATGAAATTGCGATTTGCTTCTAACTGTTCACCATTATTTAGTACTACCTTATCAAAATTAAGGAAGTTAATATTTTCATCTGAGGTATTTTCCACTGTGTAAATAACTTGAATATAATTTAGTTTTCCATCGTTAGTGGGTGTTGTTTGATAGACTTCTTTAGCCTCAGTTAACATTTGTTCTGGAAGGTCAGATAGTTGAAATAGCTTGATATTTTGAACAGTCATTTTAATTGGAGCTACATCAATAGTTTGATTAATTTCTTTAATTTTCATTAGCTCAATAACTCCGCCTTGAGCATTGTATTTTTGCTTTTCTCCAACTTTAGTTAGTAATGTTTTTTCGTTAGTTTTCGAATTGCTTTCTTTAATACCTTTTTGGTCTGAGGCAGTAGGCGCACTCTTTTCTTCTGTTTTTTCTTCTGAGCCACAAGCCACAAGTGCTAGGGAGAAAAATACAGAGACAAGTAATAATAGATACTTTTTCAAATTAGTTCCTCCTAAAATATATTGCGATATTAAGTATAACAGATATATGTCGATTTCATAGGATAAAATTAGATTTACAGGAAAAATATTCTTGAATATAGTTGACTTAAGTCAACTTAAGGTGTATAATAAGAGTATAAAGAACAGGAGGTGAACAAAGTGGATTGGATAATAATCTTAGGTGCTATAGCTACAACAGCAACGGTTTTCTCTCAAGTAACCGCAGGTGTTAAAAACATCGTAGATACATACTACAAGGTGAAAGAGGAAAAACAAAAGAGTCGCCCCGACCAAGGAAACGACTCAGAATAAGCACACAGGGGAGGGAAACCTCTCCTGCATTTAAGATTATATCACATTCCATATTATTATGAAAAAATTTATCTGGACGAATCTACCTGTAGTCATTGTTTTAGTGTTTATTGTATCTATTCTTGATTATGATAATTTAAACACTTGGGGTTATATCTGTATCGTTGGTACCATACTAGCGATAATTCTAATGGTAATCAACATGGCTATTTTGTATATAAAGGAGAAGAAAAATGTATAACTTTGAATCTAAGGAAGAACTAATACAATTCGTAAATGATGAAATTGTGAATACTTCAGAGGCATTGGAGATTTTGGAATGCTCGAGGCAGAATTTAAATAAGTTGGTGAAGTCCGGGACGTTAGTGCCGATTAAAGAAATGGTTCGAGATCGGTTGTTTTTTAAAGAGGATATTTTAAATAGGAAAGAACAGATGAGGAAGTAGTAGAGATTTTTTAGAAGTGAAAGAAGAGTTATCCTTTTTAGGATAACTTTTTTTAGGTATTATTTAATAGACGATATAAAAAAGTAAGGCAGTTAATTGTAAGTTAGGAAGGCTTAATTTTTGATTTTCAATATGTTATTATTTTGATATAAAAGACGGATAGGAGGGAGAATATTGGAAGTTCTCCAAAAGTTAAAGCGAAATAATGAATTTCCGGTTGTATTTATAGGTGCTGGTATATCAAAACGTTTTTTGAACAATTTTCCTGATTGGACTAGTCTGTTGGAAGAGTTTTGGAATGAATTAAAACTTGGGAATTTTTATGGTGAATTCAATAATATAAGAACAAAAATAGAAAAAGAAAATAGTGGTTATTCAGAAAAAGAAGTAGAGCACTATGCTAATATTAAAATGGGTTCTATTGTTGAAGAGAAATATAATGAATCGTTTAATAACGAATCGATTAAAATTGAAGGATTTTCAACAAAAGATGCATATTGTACAAAAATTTCACCGTTTAAAAAAGCAATTTCAGAAAGATTTAAAAAGTATCATTTAAAAGAAGAAATGTTAGAAGAGTATCAAACTTTTAAGAAGATGTTATTGAAAACTCAAATAGTTCTAACAACTAATTATGATAGTTTTATAGAAGATTCCTATAATAATGAAAGTGACTATGAAATAAAGAAGTATATAGGACAGAAGGGCTTCTTTGAAGAAACATACGGTTTTGCAGAGTTATATAAAATACATGGATGTATCGAAAAACCTGCTGATATTATTATTTCCGAGCAGGATTATACAAACTTTGAAAAGAATTCGGTGCTCATTAGTGCAAAAATCATTGCGATGATGATGAATTCACCAATTGTTTTTATGGGGTATTCTTTAACTGATATTAATGTAAGGAAAATAATTAAAGATTTTACCAGGTCGCTCTCAGAAAAAGAAATGCAACTATTGGAAGAGAGACTAGTTTTAATAGAGAGAAAAGAAAATGAAGATGGATTTATTGAAGAAGTAATAAATGATAAGGATTTGGGATGCAAATTAAAAATAATAAAGACTGATAACTTTAAAGAAATCTTCCGTATCATAAGTTCAATCAATCAAGGTATAGCTCCTACTGAAGTGAGAAAATATCAACACGTAATTAAAAAGTTAATAATAGACAGGGGGAAGAAAGGGGCATTACATACAGTTTTACTATCTCCTGAAGAACTAGATAAATTAGAGGGGAATATATTAACAAAAAATATTACTGTTGCTCTGGGAGATGCAAAATACATATTTCAAATACCCGATGTTATTACTTATACATTAGACTATATTTCAGATATAGATGAGATAAGTACTGAGATAAGAATGAGATTTGCGGCTAATCAGCAGGGAAGATTCCCAATCCAAAAAATATCAGATGGGTTAATTATTGAAAAGAGTAGTCTTCATCCGTCAGAAAAGGAAAAACTAAAACAAAAAATAAAAGAAGCTTCAAAATTTGAAAAACACTATAAAACAATAGTTAATTCAGCAGTAATTAAAATAGATGATACAAGTGTGCATAACATTACACATCAAGATGCCAAGAAAGGAAAGGTTTACGAAACACTTTCATATCATATCAAAGGATTAAAATTAGAGGAATTAAAAGAGTTTTTAATTTCAGAGCTACAGGATTTAAAAGAAAAAGGGGAAATCAAAATATCTACAGAGCTTAGAAGGCTGGTTTTATTGTATGACATACTTGTATACAGCAAAAAGGATAACGCCTAACCACAGTGTGTGATTGCCATTATCCCTCTGCTCTTGCATAAATATGATATGTATATGTTAAACTATTTAGAACTTGATGGCAATAACTTTTTTAGTGTAGTAAATATAATAAAAACGTGTTTGAAATAAAGTGGGGGTTTTGTGTGTAGAGGTTTTGAGAGATACTTGAAAAGTAGATATAAATAAACAATATATTTGAAATCTGCTATGAAATATAGTCACCCACAAACCCACCCACATTTCACCCACAAAATTAAAAAAAGTGATGAATCACTATGAAACATCACTTTTATAAAACCTTGATAAATCAACGTTTTTAGCGCAATTTAAAACTTGATAAATCCAGAGGATATATTCCGCACACAAGTTCACCAATGGGAACGCGATCAATATATGTCTCTATACTAAGAGAGAAAAAAGCCCTGATACTACGGTATCAGGGCTTTTTTCTTTTTTATAAAGTTAACTTCAAGTGGCGCAAAATGAAAAGAAACCACAAAACAGCCACTAAAAATCTTCAGTATAAGAGTATCTTAATAATAGGGATGGTAATTTCAATAAACCTTTATTAGAATCGGTTCTTTTTTCAATAAATTGCTAGCGCTAAAAATTTAATAATTTTTTACTGCTTGTACAACGCGACCAATGATTTTTACATCTTCAGCTGAAAGGTCGTAAGTCTGTGGTTCATGGATAGGATGATTACTCAATGGTATTAAAGTAATGATGCTTCCAGATTTTGAGATTTTTTTCACAGTTGCATCATAACCATTGACTTTTACAACAGCAATTTGCCCATTCTCAACATAAGGAGTTTCTTCTACCAGAACATAAGAACCATCAGGGAATTCGAGATTCATGCTAGTGCCTTTTACAGTAAGATAAAAATACTTTTTACGCTTATTTAAAAATGTACTTAGCATTGGTAAATAACCCTCGATATTTTCTTCGGCGAATATAGGTGTACCGGCTGCGACAGAACCAATGATTGGGATATGGATAATGTTTGATTGGTCGTTTTGAATGGTTTCATAAATAGAAACTTCTTCTTTAACTGTATTATCCCCTTTAGTTGTGAGCACCTCTAAATCATCAGTAGTGATCCCTAATCCCTTACAAACTTTTATTACATTATCAACAGATGCTTTACCGATTCCTCTTGATAACATTGATTGCAGTGTTGTGGGAGGGAGCCCGATTTTTTCTGCGAAAGCTCTTTTGCTATATCCAGCTTCTTTTATTAAGCGTGTTACAATCTTTGCTTTTTCCATAAACTTCACCATCCTTCTTATAAAATGTATACGATATTGAGTATGTTTGTTACTATCATAACTTAGCTGAATTTATAAGTAAATAGTGTTTTGTACGATATTGAGTGTATTTTCCTATTATATCATTGACTTTGTACGGAAATGCGTATATATTAAAGTGGAAATAAACGCAATTTCGTATAAAAATTAAGGAGGTGAGCTAATGTATCCGAATCTGCGTGCAGAGATGGCGAGAAAAGGGATTGTAATTACCCAAATCTCTTCGCATCTGAATCTTCGCTACGCAACAGTGTGCGACAAAATTAATGGTAAATTTCGTTTTTATTATGATGAGGCTCTTGAAATTAAGGAAACCTTTTTTCCTGATCATAATTTAGAATATCTTTTTGAATTTGAAGAAAACAAGCCGAATTGTAGTGTGAAAAGAAACCCTACTTTTTTGGAACATAAAATATTGAATTTTTAACTCAATAACGAAATTATTAAGCAAAGCTTTATTGGAGAGTTAAGGAAATATTTTATATTAAATCACATAATTTGAATGTTGAGGATTGGTTAATGTCCAAGAAAATTGGTAAATAATAACGCTTGATGCAAGGGTATGTAAATGTAAGGAAGGTAATTGAAAATTAAAGATGAGGAGGAGATCAGAATGGATCACTTAACCGAAGTATTAGTACATAGTGAACTAGTATTTGAAGTTAATGGTGAGGTAGTAACGGATAGTTTGGTAATTGCGAAAACGTTCGGGAAAGATCATTACTACGTTTTGGAGGATATTGTAAAAATATTGTATATGCGGGTGAAGAATTTGCGCAAGGAAATTCTTACGAGTCCACTTATATCAATTCACAGGGTGAGCGCATGTCTAAATACAATTTAACTGAAGAAGCTTTCGTATTACTTGCTATGGGGTATAACTCTAGAGAAGCTGTGCAAACGAAAATTAAATTTATTGAAGAGTTCAAACGGATGAGGAGGTATATACAAAGTCAGAACAAAATACCAAAGGATGCTATGGGAGTCCTAAAGTTAACGTTTGCAGCTTTAGAAGGACATACGCAAGAAATACAAGAGATTAAGACTGAAGTGAAGGGGTTACGAGAAAACGCTCCGCTATACGCCATTGAATGTGACGAAATAACAAAGGCTGTAAAAAGGTTAGGTTTTTTGTTATTGGGGGGTAAAAATTCGAATTCTTATCAGGATAACAGTCTTAGAAAAAAGCTGTATAGCGATATTTATAGTCAATTACATCGAGAGTTTGGTGTGAATAGTTATAAAGCTATTAAACGTAATCATTTGGATAGAGCTATACAAATAATTAATGAAGAATATTCAATTCCAACAGTTTTAAATGAAGAAATTAAAGTTAAAAACTCACAAATAAATATGGCAGAATTTCAATAGGAGGAAGAAACATGCAACGGAAAATTTTAGTGATTACTGGCAATTTAGTAGGTCTACCAACTGTCAGTGAATTTAAAACAAAAGATGCCGCAAAACAGCAGATTAAAAAGCTTATCCAAAAAGGAATAAGTCCAAATGTTATTCGTATAACACAAGAAATTTCTATGAATATCGAAATTCAAGTTGATGTTGAATTTGAGGAATAAGAAAGATTTAGGAGAAAAAATATGGATAGCATGATGGATTTAAATGAGTACATAAAAAAAGAATCCGTTGCAGCGGATTTTATAAAAAAATATCTCTGAATAAGTATAACATTGAATATCGATTTTGAGAATTTATGAGGTGACTAGTATGGGGATTATTCGAGTGAAAAAAGATAGTAATTATTCCGTCATAAATAATACTGGTTTAAAAGATAAAAGGTTGTCATGGAAGGCAAAAGGAATTTTGGCTTATACACTTACACTACCAGATGATTGGACTTTTCATATTAGTGAATTAGCTCAACATGCAAAGGATGGAGAAGATTCATTACGTACAGGTTTTAAAGAACTAAAAGAATTAGGGTATGTAAAGCGTTATCCCGTTCGTGATGAACATACAAAAAAAATTAAAAGATGGGATACGGAAATTTATGAAACACCACAAAAGAGAATTCCACAAGTGGAAAAGCAAGATGTAGGAAAGCCATATGAGGAAAATCCGACACTACTAAATATCAATAAACTAAATACTAAAATACAAAATACTAATCATGATGATAAGGATAAATTAGAATCTCATATATTATTCGGTAGAGAGTTTAAAAAAAATTATAATTTTTTAAAAGAGAGAGGCATTCCGTTAAGTGAAATTGCATTTACGGAGTTAGGCGATTTTTGTGATTTGTTTAGTAGTGAGTTAATTCAGTATGCAACTAATAAAGCTATTGATGAGAATGCACCAAGATGGAACTACGTTAAAGCTATATTGAGTAATTGGAAGGAGCAAAAAGTTAAAACATTTGCTGATGTGACCGCGCTAGATAGACGTTTCAAAATGAGTAAGAATAAGAAATTTAATGAATCAGGTAGAAATTATTCGACTAGAAAAGAGCTTGTCCCAGATTGGTTATATAAAGATGACGAACACACGAATCAAGAAGTGGAAAGAAAACCCGCGCAGTACACTGAGGAAGAGCGTGAGAGATTAAAAGAGGTATTAAATAAATATAAGTCTTAAGAAAAGATAAAATGGTCGACGACTTTGGTGTTTAAAAATGTATTATCTTAATGCTAAGATTAAATGATTATATTCTTCAAAAATGTTTGATGTATATTAAACATCTTTGAAGATATTCGTGAATGTTTGGAGCAAGTATTAACAATTTGTGATTTCTGTTTGATTATTAATGTCTTACAAGGATTGTTCGAAGGGTGTTTTTCATTATCTATTCAGGAGTTAATTACAGTATTGGAATTCTAAAGAGAAAATGAATTTATAAATAGTAGGAAATGGTTGTGTTTATTAAATGAAAGATGTTCTACAAATAACAAAGATTGAAAAAGCCAATAAGGATATAAGTTTTATTAAATTAGTAGTATTTAAATTTACAAAAAGGAAGTAGGTGAATCGTCAGATGTTTGAATGGCTCAAAGATTATAAGAAGTTAGAAGAAGAAATCGCTTATTTAGAATACAACTTAGACAAATCAAAAGCGGAATTAAAGCGCTGGACTAGTGGGGACTTGCAAAATGTACGATTAACCGCTGAGTCGGAAGGGGCTAAGGTAGAAGACCGGATTGAAGCAATTGAATATGAATTAGCTCATAAGATGAATGAAGAATTTGATTTAAAGCTTTTGATGAATAAGTTTGCAGGACTGGATCATCAAATACTTAAAATGAAATATGTTGATGGAATGACCTTAGAACAAATAGCATTTGAATTGCATTATAGTACAGGCTATATTCGACGCAAACACGCTGAAATAAGAAAAATTGTCAAGTTTTTAGATGGATTTTAATGTTACCTTTTTGTAGGGTACATGCGGTGTACAGAAAGTATTGAAAAAGTGATTTATAGTAGTAATATAAGATTTCGACGAAAGAGCAACTATTTTTATGGTTGCTCTTTTTGTTGTGAAAGAAGGTGAGCAACATGAAGTAATTTTATAGATTAATGGGTATTTGGCTGATAACCATATGTAGTGAGGTAGTAGTTTTTTAGACAAAAATAATAGGAAAATAAGGAGATGTTTAGTAATGAGTATATTAGCTGCTTCAGTTAAAACAAAGAATCTGCCACAACAAGTGTTACGTTGGCAATCAATGGTAGAAAGTGAATGTGCTGCACAAGGTGTTTCGGAATTAGTTCCTTACGTACTTGGAATTATTATGGTGGAAAGTGGAGGGAACTCTGAAACAACACCGGATATTATGCAGTCAAGTGAATCACAAGGATGGGCAATGAATACAATCAAGAATCCTAAAGATTCAGTGTATTACGGAGTAAAGCATTTAAAAGGAGCTTTTGATGATGCAAAGAAAAATGGTATTACAGATTTAAGTGCCATTGTTCAATCATATAATTTTGGACGAGCTTATCTTCGCTGGTTAGCTTCTAACAATAAACAACATTCATTACCGGTGGCAGATCTGTATTCTAAGACGGTTGTTGCGCCATCACTTGGAAATACAACTGGTGCTATGGTTAAATATAGTCATCCTATCGCAGTTGCGTACAATGGTGGTTATCGATATAAAAATGGCGGTAATTTTTTCTACGCTGAAATTGTTAAACAATATGTAGATTTTAATGCAGGCGGTGTTCCACAACCAGAAGGAATTGGGTTCGCGAAGTCAATATACTGGGAAGGCTATGGTATTAACTATCATGATAGACCACATGGCAACTATCAGGGAAACTTTACAACAGCAGCAGAAGTATTATACTGGGGTGCGTACTGGGGAGAAGATAATGATGTGTGGTTAGATTTAGGTAGAAGCCGTTGGGTAAAAGCGGAGCATTATTATTGGAGACCTTTCAAAGCAATATCAAAATACCCAGAAGGATATGGAGTAAACTTTTACGATGGAATTAACGGTTCATATAAAGGCCGTATCACTTCAAAAGAACCCCTTACAGTATTCTTCCGTAAAGAAGGCTGGATTGATATTGGTGGGAATAGTTGGGCACCTGAGGAACACTTTGATATTGTAGATATTCGATAAAAAAACAACTCTACCAAGAGTTGTTTTTTATACGTAAACTGTAATGTAGGAAAGAAGAATTAGTCATATAAAATAATAGTTTTTCAAGAGTCTTTGGTAATCTTAATAATATTTAACTTATGGTTAAAAGAATAATATTTTGATGGTAGATAACAATGGAGAAATTCTCTGTTTTGTTCGTTTTAAGGTTGGAAAACCTACAATATATCTAAAAATAATAAATATAGACAATATAAAATAGAAAGGAAGATTCATATGGCAACATTTATTTATCCAACAAATACAACGAGAGTAACAAGTGGTTTTAGAGGTGACAGACCAGATCATCATGGGGTAGATCTTGCTGAAGCAGGCTATCATCCGATTTATGCAGCGGCTAGTGGGAAAGTTAGTCGTTCGTATTTTTCATCTAGTTACGGTGAATGTATTATGATTGTTCATAATATTAATGGAGTTACATGGGAAACTGTATACGCTCACATGCGAAGTGGTTCTCGTACAGTTAAAGAAGGCGATTCTGTTACACAAGGACAAACAATTGGGGTTATGGGAGAAACGGGACAGGCTTATGGTCAGCACTTACATTTTGAAATGCATAAAGGCGGCTGGAATATTAATAAGAGTAATGCTGTGAATCCATTAGACTACTTGGGGAAAGGTGGCGCTGTTGGTACACCGCAACCAGAAGGAATTGGGTTCGCAAAGTCAATATACTGGGAAGGTTATGGTATTAACTATCATGATAGACCACATGGCAACTATCAGGGAAGCTTTACAACAGCAGCAGAAGTATTATACTGGGGTGCGTACTGGGGAGAAGATAATGATGTGTGGTTAGATTTAGGTAGAAGCCGTTGGGTAAAAGCGGAGCATTATTATTGGAGACCTTTCAAAGCAATATCAAAATATCCAGAAGGATATGGAGTAAACTTTTATGATGGAATTAACGGCTCATACAAAGGACGTATTACTTCAAAAGAACCTCTTACAGTATTCTTCCGTAAAGAAGGCTGGATTGATATCGGTGGGAATAGTTGGGCACCTGAGGAACACTTTGACATTGTAGATATTCGATAAAAAAACAACTCTATTAAGAGTTGTTTTTTTATTCATAAATTTTGATATAGGAAAGAAGAGGAATAGAAATGAAGAAAATTGCAGATTTATCTCATCACAATGGTTCAATAAATTGGGCGGCAGCTAGTAAAGAGCTTGAACTTGCTATTATACGTGTACAGTATGGATCAAGGACAATTGATACACGTTATAAAGAGTATGTACAAGGTTGTAAAGACTATGGTGTCCCATTTGCACACTATGCTTATGGATGTTATGTAAGTGTTCAGGATGCTATTGTAGAAGCGAATGATTTTATGGCGCGCGCTGACAAAGAAGCGAAATTTTTAGTATTAGATGTGGAAGATGATACATTAGCAAGTTGTGGAGCAGTTAACTTAGCGAAAGCTTCACAGGCATTTATTGATACATGCCGTGCAGCTGGCTGGAAAATAGGTCTATATGTATCACATCACATGTATACAAGCTATGGACTAAATACTGTGAATGCGGATTTCCTTTGGATTCCACGTTATGGAAATAAACCAGCCTATAACTGTGATTTATGGCAGTATACGGAAAGTGGTAGTCTTGCGGGCGTATCTGGTAATGTAGATTTAAATTACTTAAACGGAGAAAAATCTCTTGAATGGTTTACAGGTAAAGGTGGCGTTGTTGGTACACCGCAACCAGAAGGGATTGGGTTCGCAAAGTCAATATACTGGGAAGGTTATGGTATTAACTATCATGATAGACCACATGGCAACTATCAGGGGAACTTTACAACAGCAGCAGAAGTATTGTACTGGAATGCGTACTGGGGAGAAGATAATGATGTGTGGTTAGATTTAGGTAGAAGCCGTTGGGTAAAAGCGGAGCATTATTATTGGAGACCTTTCAAAGCAATATCAAAATACCCAGAAGGATATGGAGTAAACTTTTATGATGGAATTAACGGCTCATACAAAGGACGTATTACTTCAAAAGAACCCCTTACAGTATTCTTCCGTAAAGAAGGCTGGATTGATATTGGTGGGAATCGTTGGACACCTGAGGAACACTTTGACATTGTAGATATTCGATAAAAATTCCAGTAGTAACTGTTTTTGTATTTTATAAAGTTATGACATAAAAGATAGCTTTAGCAAGAATTATAAGACAGAGATAGCTATAAGGACATATTGGTGTTAAAAGATGATAAAAGATTAGAGTCACTCGAATGAGTAATTATTTAGATTAGAAAAGGAGTGAGAATAATAGAAGAGCAGATCTTAAATTCAATGATTCAACAAGGAGCATTCGCAGCGTTATTTGTGTGGATGCTTATTACTACACAAAAAAAGAATGAACAGCGCGAAGAACAATATCAAAAAGTTATTGAAAAAAACCAACAAGTCATTGAAGAACAAGCAAAAGCGTTTAGTTCGTTGGCGAAGGATTTATCAGATGTTAAACAAAAAATTTTGGGACATGGTGATATGAAATAAAGCATCATGTTAAACTATTTATTCCGCAAGCAAGTTCACTAATGAGAACGTAATCGAAATACATCTCTATACTAAGAAAAAAAGCCCTGATACTACGATATCAGGGCTTTTTCGTCATTTATCTACAATGAATTGCAGTGAATATTGTCGTAATTTATGAGGTGTAATTAAGAAGTCATTTAACAAGAATAATTTATGTTGACTCGTTCTGTATAAAGAACTAAAATGGCATTAATTAGAAATGTTTGTATATTTAAAAAATAAAACATATTACTTTTATTTCTGTTTTTTATGGGAATGTCAACTGGAATCTCATTGGTATTAAATGAGGGGGAGAAGTAATGAATAAGGAAATAAATTTAAAAAATCTATTTACTGTTATATGGAAAAGGGTATGGATACTACTGTTGTTTACGACTCTCACAACCGTAGGAGGAGCGATGTATAGTATGTATATGAAAACACCTTTGTATGCCTCCTCAGCAAGGGTTATTGTTCAAGCTAATGCTGAAACGATGAATACATTAAAAGCGATGGTAAATGAGCCTGTAATATTAGAAAAAGTAGCGGCTGAATTAAATATTAACAGATCTGCAGGTGCATTAAGTGGACAAATAAGTATAGAAAGTGTACAAGGCTCTCAGATTATGAGAATAAATGTAGTGGATATTGATCCTGTACTTGCACATAAAATTGCAAATACGACAGCGGCTGTTTATAAGAAAGAAGTAGCAAATATACTAAATTTTAATAATGTGAGTATATTACCAGAAGACCCAGTTCAAAAACATTCGATGCCTATAAATATAAATCACCTTAAGACGATACTAATTGCGTTCTCTGTAGGTATGGTGCTCAGTATCGGTTTTATTTTTTTATTGGATTCATTTGATGATAGAATCAAATCGGAACGACGAATTGAGCAATTGTTAGATGTCCCTGTTTTGGGCGGGATTTCTAAAATGAATAGGAAAAATACGGAAGACAAATTCAGTAAAAAAAATACAGTGGTACTGGGGGATGGAACGGAGTGGCCTACAAAAATAGACGAAAAACAAATAAAGTTAAAGGAGAAAGTATAA